GTGGCTTCCGCTGTCTTGCCCCAGCGAGACTCGTCGTAGACCTTGGTGACGCCGCCCTTGCTGTTGGGGAAGTAGCGCTTGCGGGCGAACTGCCGCGAGAAGCCCTTGTCGGTCGCGTGCAGCCACTCGCGGTCGCCGATGAGCTCACCGCTCTCTCCCGGGTCTCCCGCGAGAGAGTCCTTGATCTGGTTCGCGATCCACCGACCTGCGTCGACCGATACGGCCTTGCCCCAGGCGTCGCCCATCGCCGAGTAGTCTCGGACCGGCTTGATCTTCCAGTCGTCCGGCAGCCCCTGGATGCGTGCGGCCTCTCGGTGTGTCAGTCCGCGCGCGCGGGTCGGGTGCACGACCATGTTGAGCGCGCCGCCGGTGAGCACGTTCGCCCACTGGTCTCCCGGCCAGCGGTAGGGCAGCGAGAAGCCCATGTCGAAGTTGCGGGAGATGATCTTCTCGGCCTGCGAGTCCCACGAGGAGGGCAGCTTCCCGGTGAGCTCGTAGCAGCGCTGAAGCGCGCGCGAGAGGCCCTCACCCCAGTTCCAGTCCTCACCCTCGCCGCGCAGCATCGCGAAGATGTCCTCGATGCGTTCGGAGTGGATGTTGTCCTTGGTCCGGTGCCCGTCGAACTCGCGCGACGCACTTAGCTGCCGCCGCACCCAGCCGTGAGGCTGCTGCCGATAGGGCTGCAGGTCCCAGGTGTTCTCGGCGTCCTGTAGGTCACCGATCACGTCCATGATCCCGGGGACCGATCCTGGGAGCTCGGACCGAGTTCCGAACTGCAGGCCTTCCTTGACCGCGACCCAGAAGTACCGCGGTCGGTAGCTCTTCCCACCGACCATGAGGTTGTTCATCTTCACGTGGTGCAGGTCGTACCTGTGCTCGGACTCGGTCTCGAGCATCTCGCGCATCCCGAGCATCGTCTCGCGACCCTGAGAGTACGCCTGCTGGACCGACTCGTAGACCACCGCGTTCGGCCTCATTAGCGCCGCGTACTTGACGAGAGCCCAGGTGTGCTGGATCGCCTTGGCGTCCTTTCCGCGGTTGGCCGGTCCCGTCCAGCACGACCACGACGAGCACGGCGGTAGCCCCGCCACCACGTCAACCGAGTGCGGCCGGTACCAGTCCGTCGGGTCGGCCGAGAAGTTGCCCTGCCAGTCGCCACCGACCAGGTCCCGGTTAGCCTCGATCATCGGGTTGCCGAAGTCTAGCGTCCCGGTGCGGAGTGCCAGGTCATAGCCAGACTGGACGAACCCGAGATCCATGAAGCCGGCAAGTCCATTACACGATACGAATCTAAGGTCGCTCACTAAAGGATCCTATCCCGCTCGAGTGTCAGTTGTCCGACTCGACGTAGAGAGACTGTACGTCGATTGAGCCTGCGGCCGCCGTGCTGCCGTTGGTGTAGTGAACGTGCGAGCTCATCAGTGTTGAGAGCGCCGGAAGATCCGTCGTTGCGGATCCGTTGACGGTGACTCCGTCGTTGATACGGGTAGCGGACCATTGAACGTTCGCACCCACACCAGACGCGGAAAAGATGCCGACCTCATAGAAGTTTGTTGCCGCGGTGTTGGTCGGGAAGTTTGATCCCAGGTCGACCGACGTGGCGGTGCCGCTCGAGTCGTTGCAGATGAACCTAAGAGTTGTCTGACCGGAGTTGATTCCAAAGCCTACTAGGCTAAGAAGCGCGGTCGGATCACTACTTGCCGAGAGTGCTCCGGTGGTCGTGCTCATGCCGATGAACATCCTCTGCCCGGAGGTCACCGCGCCGAGACCGAACCGACACACCATGTGAAAGCCGCCCATATTGGCTGTCGACGACAGAAACCACTGTGCGGTCGATGACCGTATTCCGACTCCCGTCGCCGCGGTGGTCGACGTCGTGTAGCGAATCCTGGTCATTGCGGAGTAGAAGCTGCTCGTCGAGTTCGAGATCGCTGTGCCGGTAGAGATGGTGGTGATGGACACCCCGTCGGTCGACAGGGTGTTCAGACCGTTGATCGCGTTTGCTCGGACAACCCTGTTGCCGCCGAGAAACGGCTGTGTTCGAGTGTCCTGCCCCATCGGTCCCACGAAGGCGAGCATCCGACGCCCTCGGTGGCGCGAGAACATCTTGACGCCGAACAGCGGGGTCTGCGGGTTGGTACTGACGTAGTCGGCGGTCGCGTTGTACTCGTTGACGTTGTCTCCGACGGTGCGGGTGAAGCCGTCGTCTCCGCGCAGTCGCAGGATGGTCCCGTCGGTTGTGTAGAGCTGAGCCTCGCCGTTGGGAGACGCTCCGACCGATGCGTCCGGGAACTCGGTCATCTCGATCGTCTGCGGCGCGTTCGAATCTGAATAGGCACGGTTGCCGTTGTCGACCACCCCGGATTCGCCGAGCGTCGCGCGGGTGGTCCAGGAGATGGTGCCGCCCGCGGTGCCGGACACCGCGGTACGGAAGAGGAGGTCACCGGTGGTCGAGTCGTGCGAGATCAAAAACGCGCGACCTGCGTTGATGTAGAGCCAGTTCGTGCCGTTGAACGTCGCGTTGATCGCGTAGGTGCCCGCGACCGTACTGGACTCGATGTCGGTCACGCGAGTCCGTGCGGTGAGCGTCTTTGCACCGGAGACGGTCTGCGCGGTGTCCGTCGTGACCATGTTGCTTGGTGCTGAGCTCGCGCCCGCACCGACCGCGGTCTCGCTGCCCGACGAGTCCTTGCGGTAGAGCAGGCCGTCACTCTTGAAGTACAGGAGGACGGATCCCGACGGAGGGTTGGCGGGAGTCGCAAGCTGCTTCAGCTCAAGAGCGTTGGCAAATGACTTCCCCACGAGACCAACCTACCCTGCTACCTCGAGAGTTTGTCACCCCATGACAACAACACGGAGCGAGGACGCGCTGTACGCGATGTCTGCGGTGACACCGACGGTGTTCGCGTCGATGACGCGCCAGCTCATAAGTTCCTCATATCCGGTGCTTGTCAGCCGGAACTGGGTCTGTACGTCCGTGGTGTTGAGCGAGTGCGTGATCGTGGACTCGGACCCCGCGGTAAGAGCTCCCAGGGTCACGGCGTACTTGCCAACCGCGCCGAGGTTGGTGCGCGCCGCGGCTGCCGTTGTTGCGCCCGTGCCGCCGTTGGCGAGCGCGATCGCGGTTCCGTTCCACGTACCCGTTGAGACGGTACCGAGCGTCGTGATCGACGTCTGGCCCGCGTAGGTGCTCGCGATGTCGACCGAGGTCGAGCCGACCGTGATCCGGTTGGTCGTGCCGCCTACCGCGAAGGTCTGACCGGTCAGAGTCAGACCGTTGCCCGCGATGTAGCTGGTCGCCGCGCCCTGCTGCACCCAGGTCTGGTTACTTGTGCCGAGGGTGGTCACCGGCAGGATCTGCGCCCACGTGGTCGCGTCCTGGCCGCCGGACTGAACGAAGGTGGTCGCGCCGTCGTTCAGCTCGCTTGCTGTGTCCGCGTCCTCGGCTCGGGTCCACGCTCCCGACTGAACGATGTAGATACCGTTCTGTGCGCTGGTGGACTGATTCTTGACCAGCACCCGGTCTCCGACGGAGAGAGCCACCCCGTCGACCGTCTGCGTGCCCGACAGGGTGATGTTGCCGGTGGTCGCCGCGACGACCGCGTCCTTGATGCGCAGCCCCGCGCGAAGGTTGTCCGCGTACAGCTTGGAGACCGCGTCTCCGTTGGAGGTGGGCACGCCGAGGTTGGTGATCTTGAAGCCCGCGACCGACACGTCGTTTGTCGGGTTGGCGATGCTCGAGAGCGTGGTGTTTCCCGCCATCGCCTGCAGCGCGCCGGTGCCGATCGTACGAAGAGACGCGGTGCCCGCGGTGCCGTCTCGATGCGCCGCGGTGAAGTTTGCCGCGTCGAGCACACCGTCCGCCACCAGCGGGTTCGGGTACGTGCCAGACAGCTCACCGCCCGCCGAGCCGGTAGGCGTTCGTGCGTCCGAGAAGCGTGCGTCGTTGCCGAGAGGCACCGTCGTGCTCGAGGTACCCGTCGGCAGCTGCGCGATCGGGACCTTGACCGAGCCGTCGAGGCTCGCGTAGCCGCTCGCGGCGCCCTTGTTGGCGAGCAGCTCCGCGCCGGTGCGCGTCGCGAGTGCCCACGCACCGGACTCGTACACCTTGAGACGCGCGTCGCCGGTGTCGTACCAGAGCTGACCGGGCGCCGGGCTCGCAGGCGGAGAGGCGGTAGCCGACGACTCGGGGACAAGGCCGAGAATCGGAATCCGCTGAAGATCGAGCTGAGAGCCTAGGCGCTTTGCGGGCACGTCACGCTCCTAACGATAGATGCGAGCGGTGCCCGCGGTCGGGTAGTACCAGTCGACGGCGAGTGTGTTCAAGTCGATGTATCTTACGCTACCCTCAAGAGGCTGGCCCGTATGGTCAACCGTCTCGACGAGCACCCCGTAGGTGTTGAGTTCGTGAAAGATCACCCACTCGGTCGACGGGACCGCAAAGCCGTAGATCGACTCGGTGATGCCGAACCCGGCGGGTCCGCGGTCTCCCTTGTCGCCCTTGTCGCCCTTCCCGCCGGGATCGCCGGGAGGACCCTCGGTACCGGCCGAGGTGATGACGACGACCTCGTCCATCTCGGGCAGCTCGACCGCGACCGCAGGACGGCTCTCGTCGATCAGCACGAAGCCGCTGTCCTGCTCAATCACCTGCGCCTCGATCAGCTCAGGCTCAAACACCAGTAGGCCGACGTCGTCTACGTCGGCCTCGTCGCTGATCGCCTGTGCGGGTGGATCCGACTCGAAGACCAGTACGCTGTCGGGCTCGAGGTTCTCGTCGAGCGGCGCGTGAACGACGTCGGACTCGAAGACCAGTATCTCGGTCACGGTGAGGTCCGGGTGACCGCGAGGGACACGACGCACTTGCCCTGCAGTAGTCGGTAGATGTCACCGGCCGGCGACCGTAGCTGTAGGTCGTAGTAGCAGGTCTCGATGTTGAGCTTGCGGGTGTCGGTCGGTGAGATTTTGATCGCGATGGTGCCCGCTGCGCCGCCGAGTGTGATCGCGGGGCTTGGGCCCTCCGACGATGCGGAGACCAGTGCCGATGATCCCGGCTGCTTGCTGATCTCCATGCGGGCGCGCCAGCCGGACAGGTCTCGCGGTGGGCCTACCGTGACCTTGCCGTTGACCGTCGGGCCCGCGTAGTACCACGTGAAGGGCAGCGTGAAGGTCGCTCCCTGTTCGACGTAGATCGGCTTCTGAGTCGCGGGCACGACTCCGATCCTACCCCGTGACGGTGACCCAGACCGACGGAAGACCGTGGTGTCGGTGGTAGGTGCCGGAGACGACGTTCGTCATGTCGTCCTCCTCCTTGATACCGACCACCCTGAAGGCAGCGGTCGTGCAGGCCTCGACCCGCTCGTAGCCCTCGCCGCCGGTCGCCATGATCGCGTTGTTGCCTGCGGCCCGATACCGCCAGCGCCATTCCGACTTGGCCTTGAGCGTGAGCTTGGACCGACGTGTGGTGCGGTAGATGCTCAGGGTGTCGGCTGGTCCTTCGGCCGTGAAGTCGGTCACCCCTCGCTCCTCGCGAGGCCTGCGTTTGCCCACATCACGGCCTCCTCGACCTTGGTGACGGCGAGCGACTTCTCGCGGCCCTCGGGAACGAGGGCGTCGATCAGCTCAGCGAGTTCCTTGCCGCCGTTGCGGATCGCCTGATGCTTGACGACCTTCTCGTCGTCCGGCGCGTGATAGGTAAAGCGGTTGTCGATCTCCCGCTGCGTTGCCTTGGTCATCGCTTAGTCCCCTTGTCTCCGACTCGGTCCATCGCCGCGAGCACCTTGTCTACCAGCCCGCCGAGGTCGCTCGAGTTGCCGGTCACGACGTTGTAGGTGTCCCGGCCGAGACCGTAGAGGTCCTTCGGAACCTTGATCGTGACCGGTCGGTATCCGTCTCGGTCGTCGATCTCGGTGCGGTGCTTCGCGGTGTGGGCCTCAACGTTGTCGTTGGTGAACGCCTCGGCCTTGTCGTGGCCTTCGATCATGAAGTCGTAGTAGGCCCGTGCCCGCTCGATCACGGACTCGATCTTCGGACCCTGGCCGCTGTGTACCACATTGCCCGGTGTATACGAGCTGCGGATGGCGAGGTCAAGCGCGTGAGCGCGCATCTCCTCGTCGCTGTCGAACGTCACGGTAGTCCCTCTCTTGAAACTCGGATCAGTACGTCGTTCTCCTCGTGGACCAGCTCGTGCGTCGGTCCGTGAGAGTGCTGCAACACGATCCTACACGCAAGCTCGTCCGAGATACCTGTTCTTGTAAGACGAGACATGAGGACCGCGCGATCGGCGGTGTCTCTGTCGATGTGGCGCCAGCGGCCGCGCTCGCGCCGCTCCCGCCAACGAGGTCCGAACGCGCCGAGCGCCGCCCAGTCGTCGAGCTGCATCGGTGTGACGCGCGCCGCGTGACAGAGCTGGTCGAGGGTGAGTCTCCACCGGACGGCGCGCTCCGTCACACGCGCGCTCCGACCTTCACCTTCGCGGTGGTCGCGTGGTCACTCACCCTGCCGTAGCGCATCGAGCGCTGGCCGAGTCGGCGCGCACCGAGCGCGTAGACCTGCTCGACACCGGAGCCGCCGACGTGGCGCCAGCCGCGGTCGACCTTCTGCATCGCGGAGATGACCTGCCGAACGGTCCAGTTCGTGTCGCCGGAGACGAACCTGATGTCCGCGTCCTTGGGAGACTGACGCGCGATCACGTCGAAGACGTGCTCACGCGCGCCGTCGGGCGCCGAGGTCTTGTACCTACCGCGGCTGGGCGCGTGGACTCCGTCGACGACGATCTTCGCCTTGCCCTTGGTCACCCGGGCCCTGGCCATGTGCAGCGTGTAGCGTGCGCCCGAGTTGGCGGTAAACGAGATCGGGTAGTCCGAGAAGACCGGGTCGTCCACACGCTGGGTGTTGACCACGATCGCGTTGCCGTTGCCGCCGAGGTTCGGCGTCGCAAGCCGGCAGGCAAGTCCGCGTCGTGAGTTGATCGCCTTGGCGAGCGCCGCCGGGCACTCGGCGATGGTCGCGAGGTCGGTCCGCCGCATCTTGCGTACGACCCACCGAGCCTGCTGCTCGATCGTGGCACTTGCGTGGTTCGGCAGGTTGAGCGGCAGGATCGCGACGGTGACGCCGCGGACACCGACCTTGCGTCGCCAGCGAGCAGCGATCGTGCGCTTGGTCACGAGAGGATCACCCGCTCCTGGCCCGGGTTGGCGACCAGGAGGCGCTTGCCGATCTTGGTCTCGTGCATCAGCCGCTTCGCGACCTTCTCGCACTCGCTCAAGGGCGCATTCACCTCGAAATGCATGGCATCGAGACGCCCGGAGTAGTGGCCACCCCAACGGATGGTCCCGCCGTAGATCCGTAGCCGCTTCTCGATCGCCGCGACCTGCTGAGGCGTGAAGGTGCCGCGGACCCCGAGCGGGTGCTCGGTCGCGTTGAGGTCGATCGCGGTGCCCGACGCGTGGTTCGAGAGGATCGAGTAGCCGCGGACCGGCCGGTAGGCGTAGGCCCAGTCGTCGAGCTTGCCGCCGAGGTAGTTGAGGTCGATGTCCTCGACGTTCTTGTCGAAGCCCGCGGCCATGTGCGCGAGCAGGAATCCCGCCGAGCCGTTGCGCATCCGCAGTCGGGTCTGCTTGGTACCCGCGACGTTCCACGTGTAGAGCGAGCGAGAGGCGGGAAGCAGCGCCGGGAAGCCGTTCTGTGACGTAGCCACGATGATCTCCTAGTCCTCGGGGAGAGGAGCGCCCTCGCAGCACGAGTTCTTCACGTGGCACAACGGACACAGCCAGCGGTAGCGGATCGGGTCGAACTCGTGTCCGCAGGCTACACACTCCATCCTGTGCTCCATCCTACTCGGCCGCCTATAGCGGGCGCTTTGCGTTCTCGACAGCCTCGTGGCCACACGCGGCGTAGCCCGCGGTGTCCAACCAGGAGTCCTTGTTGTCGAGGCCGCCGGTCTCGAGGCGCGCGACCTTGAGCAGGATCATCATCGCGGCCACGTCCCCCGCGGAAAGAGGGGCTGCGTCGCCCGTGCGGTTGAAGAGGTACGCGTTCCAGTGACGGGCGATCGCGTTGAACGAGTCCTCGGGCGCGCCGTAGGACTCGTCGCGCGATCCCGCGATGATCGCGCTCGCTTCAGCGAGCAACTGCTCGCGGTGGGTGGTCATCAGGCCAGTCTCTCCAGTCTGGTCGGTGGGTGGTGAACCGCGTCGAAGGGCGGCTGGCGGCCGTCGTCGTAGCGGATGATGACGTCGCCGTATCGAACAGCGATGACTCGACCGCGGCGCCCGTTGTGCATCCGACCCGCCTCGTCTGAGTACGCGTCGTGTCTGACTCGCACCGTGTCACGGGTGTGGACCTGTCCCGCCTGGGTGACGGGCGTCCAGACCTCGTCGGGGTCGTCCTTGACCACGAGTGCGTTGCCGAGGACGAGCTTTCCGAACGACTCGATCGCGAGCTTGACGTCGACCCCGTACACACCTGGTCCGGCAAGCCACGCGTCAAGCAGCCGGCGGGTGGCCTCGCGGGTACGGTCATCAAGACGGGCCTCGCGCATCTGCTCGTTCTCCCACTCGCGCGCTGACCAGGCCTCACTCATCGTGAGCTCCCTCGCCGCACTTGCTGCAGAACGCGGTGTCCTTGTATCGTCCGACGTCGTCAAAGCTGCGTGCGCAGACGGTGCACTTGTCCACGCCGCGCCGTGACTGATACCCCTCGACGCGAGACTGCCGCTCGATGTTCTTGGCCCACTTCGCGTGGTAGACACGCTCGAAGTCAGCGTCTGAGACACCTGCCGTGACCAGCAGGTTAGCCACGAACATGCAGACGTCCACCAGCTCGCTGGTGAAGGCCTGTGCGTCGGGAACAACATCATCACCCTCCTCGAACACGGCCCACGGCTTCCAGCGCGTCTCCTCGAGCGCCTCGGTCAGCTCAGCGTGCGCGGCGAGCACGTTCCAGCGCACGAACTCGGCCTGCTCGGGGCCTTCAAGTGTCGACGGGTCACGGCCGTAGGTGTCGGTCTGGATCTTTCTCGTAGTCTTCAGCCAGTCGTCCATTCACTCTCTCCTCAAGATCGTGTTGAGTCGGTGCAGCGACATGCTCTTGTCGACCGCACTAAACAGGTAGTCCTTGCGCTGTTGGTCGACCAGGTCTTCGTCGGGCTCGTACTCGAAGTTAGCCGGAAGCTGCGCAAAGGAGTCCGACAGGTTCCAGGACTCGAACCAGTCAGTGAACACCGGCGTGTGCTGGGCAAGTGACTGCACGAAGCGGGTGTTCCACCACAGACCACGCTTGGTGCCCGCGATCAATGTGCCGCGTGCGTCTCGCATGACCTGCAGTGCGGCAACATCGGATGGCACCCGGTGCGATCTCGGCACCTTGACCACGTCCCAGCTCACGTGGCGCTGACCAAGCCAGCGATCCCAGCCGCTGGGCTCGTACGCCCAGTAGTCCGGCCGCTCGACGCGCTCAAGCAGGGTCTCGCACGAGTCAAGCACCCACGGGTCTACGTTTAGCAGGCGCACTCGACCGCGCGCACCGAGAGGTAGCCGTTCCTCGACCGCGGCCCAAAGCGTCCAGGGAAGCGACGGCGAGATCGTTAGCGGCCAGGTGTCCTGGCTCAGGTACTCGATCGCGTGTAGCAGCTCGGCTCGCACCTGCGGGGTTGAGGCCAGCTCGTACTCCTTGCGGTAGGAGAAGAACGGCTTGGTCAGCTTGGCAGGGTCCGCGAGCATGTGGTTGAGCGACACCTCGATCCTCTCGGGATCGGGCGCGTCCACGAGCAGACGAAGCCGTGGGTCGTCGCGCAGGCGACCGATGATCGAGAGCGCGCCGTAGGCCCGGTTTGCACCGAGGCTGGCGATCGGCGCGACGCCGACGATCACGAGACCGTAGCCCGAGAGGTCTTCGTCGATCCGCGGATCGCGCTGCTCGACCGTGTGGCCAAGGTCGGTAAGCGCCTGGGACAGGTAGCCCGAGTAGTTGCCGGTCATGGTGTGCGCCCGCGGATTGCACTGGGCCGAGGTCATTCCCGTAAGCAGGACTCGCATCAGACGCGCTCCATCTGGCTCGGGGAGTAGATGTGCAGCATCCCGGGGATGAGGGTCGACTCGCAGACCAGACGGGTATCGCCCGCGAGGTTCTCAAACACCGCGACCACGGTCGAGTCAAACGCGTAGCCGCGGGTCTTGACGACCGAGTCGCCGACGGAGAAGGTCATGCCGTTGCCTTCGAGATACCAAGCTCTCTGATCACGTTGTTGTAGATCTTCTCCATGTCCATCTCTCTAACGGCATCAGTGAAGTCATGCACCCCCGGAAGACTCCAGAACTCTTTTGAAAGCCTTACATCTAGCTTTCCGTTGGTCTTGTTGTACCTAGCTTTGTCCCAACTGATCATGCTCGCCGTTGGTATCAATCCTGCTCTACGTACGGTTCTATAGTCTTGTTCGACTACTAAGATTCCCCAGCGTGAGGCAGCTGCGGCTGCACCAGGCTTGACCTCCACCTTTGCGCCGCCTCTCTTGTGCCATGACCGTCCCTTCACCTGGACATGCTCGTGCCAGTGCGTCGTAAGATCAAACCCTGGATGAAAGTCCTTCACACGAGTTCCGTGCGTAAGTCGTTCAAAAATCATCTCAGACGCAAGCCCTAGCGCTGCTTTGCCCAGGACTACTAGTTCCCCTGTCTCGCACTCGAACGTCTTCGGATCTATAGTTGTCGTCACTTTGTCGTTGCCTCTCTGATCTCGTTGTCGTAGAAGCGCTCGGACCGGTCCCACCCGCGGTCCTCGCGGACCGCGCGCTGGATGATCGAGTCGCAGTGTTGTGTGAAGGCATCGAGTGATCCCATGTGCGGCGCGAGCTGCGCGGCCTGCTCGTCGGCGAGTGCCTGCAGCGAGCGGTCGTCGAGCGCCTCGACGTCGGCCATGGAATAGCGGTAGGCCGATCCGAGTGAGTCGGCCTCGCCCTTGTCGCAGACCAGGACCGACCGGACGCGCGCGGAGTACATGAACCGGCTTCGCCACCAGCCACACCCGGCCTGTGGGTAGGGCGGCGAGAGGATGCCCCAGCTCTCGTTGTAGCGGGCGAGCACGTCCTCCTCGGTCTTGAGGCGCTCGCCGGAGTTGCGTCGGATCGCCAGCCGGCTGCCGAGATAAGTCACGTCCCAGTCGTGTGGCTTGCGGTTGACCCAGTCGTCGTGCGGCTGGATCGAGCCGAGTACCCACTCGCGCCTCTTGAGGCCCGCCTCAAGCGGCTGGGTGGTGTTCAAGATGTCGTAGATGGTCGGTGAGGGGTCGAGGGCCTCGATGCCGCGGATATTCTCGTGGAACCTGCGGCGGATGATCGAGCGGTCACCCCAGGCGTACATCGGCATGACCGGCACCATGCCGCGACGCCAGCGCTCGCGCTTGAACGCGAAGCACTGCTCGAGCAGCTCGTACTCGTGCTCGCGGGTCTGCGCGTCGTTGTCGCGCGAGTAGTAGCGGTCGATGCGCAGCTTTCGACCGAGCTCGGGGTCGATCTCGCTGTAGCGAGCGATCTCGGCCTTGGCGTCGGCCAGCGAGTACTGCGTCTTGTTGATGGACTTGTCGCCCTTGACGCCCCCGACGACGAGGTACTTGTAGAACGCCCTGGGGTTGCGCGCAAGCGACTGCATACCGTTGAAGACCACGCCGGTGTTCCAGTCGTCGAAGAACCCGACGCACGGCAGTCCGGAACCTAGCGTCCACAGCAGTCCAGTGGCGCCCTGGCGGCCGTTGAGGCTGTTGATGGGGGCAAGGTTGCACCACGCCGCGTCGTAGCCTGACAGGTCCTCTCCGGGTACGACACGCTTCCACGTGACGTCGTGCCCGGCTCGGGTCAGCGCGGCCGCGATCGACTCAGGAACGTCGATCTTGCGGACGGTGTTGTTCGAACGCGGACGGCTGCCGATCTGCAGTGACGTCGCGCCGGTCATCAAGACCTTCATGTCTCTCCTCTGACGAGCTTCGGAAGCCTCTCGAGGCCAAGTTACTAGACTCGAGAGACAACCGGAACCCGTCAGCCTCAGAAGGGGCTGGCCGGCGGGGGCGGAGGAGCGGGAGTGCCGCTGTCCGCGGGTGCCGGAGCGGGAGCTGCAGGAGCCTCCGGTGCCGGCGCGGGAGCGGGAGCCGCCTCGGGCTGTGGAGCCGGAGCCGGAGCCGGAGCCGGAGCCGGAGCCGGAGCTGCCGCGGGAGCAGGCGCCGGAGCGGGAGCAGGAGCAGGCGCCGACGCCAGCGGCGGAGCCGCCGCGGGAGGCGTCGGGCCGGAGCCCGGAGCCTGCGGAGCGGCCCCGGAGTCGGCGTTGAAGTACTTCGTGATCTCGTTCTGCTTCTCACCCTGGTAGGTGCGAGATCCGACCTGGCCGCGGAACCGCCGGCCCTTCAGCGCGCCGACGATGGCCTCGTCGCTGGGGTTGGTCTTGAAGTAGTCGACGGTGAGACCCAGCGTCCCCATCTTCTGGAAGAAGTACTTCAGGGCGCCGGGCGAGTCCGGAGACACGACCAGGTTGTCCCACACCAGTCGGTTGGCGTAGGGACCACCGACCACCTTGGCGGTGATGTTGTACATCTTCTTGCCGGTCTTGGTGGGCTTGAACTTCGCCTCCTTGACCTCGAAGTCGTACGGTCCGTCCGGCAGGGCCTCGTACGAGCCGACGTCTCCTGCGTCGTTGACGAGGTCGTCCCAGCTCAGGGAGTCAGGCATGGTTGTTCTCCTTCGTTGTCACTTCGGTGGGTTGTGCGTCGGTGTGCATCAGAACTCGGACGCCGCGGGCTGCGGCGCCTCCGAGACCGAGTCGACGGGCGCCGCCTCGGGAAGGGTCGCGGCCTCGGTGGAGGCCGGTACCGCGGCCGGAGCCGCCCGCGGGCCGTAGATCTTGTCGAGCATCACCTCGATGCTCATCTCGCCCTGCTCGACGACGGAGCCGAGGCGACCCTGCACCCGCTCGCCGGCCTCCGCGAAGTCGGTGGACTCCACGTACAGGCGGCGGAACTTCAGCGGAGGCTGCGAGGGGTCCGGGTTGGGCCACTCCTCCACCCTCAAGTAGCCGAGCATGTCATAAAAGTACGGCGCCTGGGTAGCGAGCTGTCCCTGCAAGTACGGCTTGAAGCGGCCGTCCTGCCCCTCCTTCGCCATCGCGGTCATGATGACGGCCTCGAGAGGGTTGGTCGGGTGCATCGTCAGGTCCCGCAGGTCGCGCAGCAGGTTGCCCATGTGGCGCAGGAGCTCACCCCAGTGCTGCATTTTCATCTGGTCCTGACCGGCGATGTTGTCGATGCACTTGACCTGCAGCTCGGAGATCGAGTCGATGACCAGGCTCTTGAACTGATGGCGGCCGCTGCGCAGCCACTCGTAGGCCTTGAGCACGGTCTCGTAGTCGCGAACCAGGACCACCGTGGTGTCCCAGGTCCCGTCGGCCTCGGGCGGCGCCTCCCGCATCGGGTCCCAGACGGTCGGGACAATGGGCAGGAAGCGCGCACCACCCTCGACGTCGAGGATGAGTCGTGGGTACGGCGCGGTCGCGGCAAGCGTCGACTTGCCCGACTTCGACGGCCCGTAGATGATCCCGGTCAGGGATCGCATGATGGTCACTTGGTGCCCTCCTACAGGGTGCCGGTGGTGATCTTGGTAGTCGAGCTCGGTCCGTCGTCGGTGTAGGTGATCAACACGCTGTCGGTCTTGGAGATCGCGACACGGGCAAAGTGACCGATCGCGGGGTTTGCGATCTCGATGTCTCGACCTTCAGCGTCCAGTGGACTACGAACGAGGTAGACCTCAAGAGCGTTGCCCTTGAGCTCGTAGTGATATGCGTCGATCTTGCGTTCGTTCGGCCCCTCAGGGTCGACCGTGATCCGGTACGTCATGCGTCTCTCCTAGCTTGCGTACTTGATGCTGATGATGGAGCGCCACGGCACGAGGTACCGTCCCTCAGCGCCGGCGTTGATCTTGATCGCGGCCGGAGTCGCGGCGAGGGTGCCGCCGAACCCGTTGGACTCGAACAAGATCCCTGGCGTCTCGACGACGCCGACGACCGTGCTGTTGTCGCTCAGGGTCACCTCAATCTGATCGTCGGTCTGAAGCTCGAGAAACCTCAACACCTCGTCGATGTTGTCCGTCTCCTGCTGGGTCATTCGTCTTTCCTCTCGTTGTTGTCTTCCGTCTCGCAGTCCGCGCTGCAGAAGCCTCTCTGGTTCGCCCGTAGGTCCGATCCCGACGCGAACGCGGGTGCCTGGACGAGTCTGTTGCAGCCCTCTCGGCTGCAACGCTCTGCCTTCAACATCACTTCCCCGGCTGGTATTCGTCAGAGTAGTACCCGTACGGGTCGTGCTCCTCGAAGTTGTCGGCGAGCGACTGCTCGACCGCCGACCCGTCGTCGAACATCTGACACTGCGCGTAGAAGGGGCACTTCCAAGAACAGTCTCGGCCGGGCGTGGGATACGCAACCAGGTGGTGGTCAACGCCAGCGTCCAGCGCGTCTCGTGTTGCGACCATGTCCCGTAAGACCCCGTTCAGCCGGGTCCAGAAGTTGCGCAGCGCGAAGACGTTGTGGCGGACCTCCATCTCCATGTAGAAGGGCGGGCGTGCGCTTGCGGTCCGCTTGACCTTCTTGAGCATGGTGATGAGCGTGCCGTCACACCGCTCGCCTTCGGTCTTGAGCGCGGCCTCCAGCGTCTGGTACGTCAGGAACTGTTCCGATAGGTGGCCGGTCTTGGTCAGGTCCGCGAAGTTGGCCGTGGTCTTGAAGTCACGTACCAGCCGGGTCCCGTCGCTGCGGCGGCGTACCCGCTGGTCGAGCTTGCCCTTGAGAAGCACGCGTCCGTCCAGCATCGGCAGGGTCAGCAGCTCCTCGGCTGAGATCAGCTCGAGGTCCGAGTCGATGCCCTCGGTGTCGTTCCACTCGAGGTAGCCCTCCAGCATCAGCCTCCCGAGCTCAACCTCGTTGTTGAAGTCGGTCTCGTCGCGGCCCTCGGCCTCGATCGCCGCACGGTCGATGACCACCAGGTCGTGCCAGTAGGCCAACAGCGACCTGTCCCCGCCTTCGGCCTGCCCCTTGTAGTAGTCCTCGAGCGCCTTGTGCACCCGCGAGCCCAGGGCAAGCGGACCTGAGAACGACTTCTCGATCTTAGAAAGCCGACGATGGTACGAGAGGTACCATTTCCTGCGGCATTCCTTATACGTTTGGATCTCGCTGTTTGAGATCTCGATCGGAGTCGCCGTCATTCGTCTGACCCGATGTTCAACTCGTGTGCCATCGACGACTGGATATCCAAAAGAGCCGAAGTTAGTCCTTTGAGCTCTGAGTAGCCGATGGGCTCCATCGGATACTCTTGACCTCCAACTACGAATCCGATGATCATCGTATTCTTATCGATCTCCGGGCTGTACTTGAGCACCATCTTCACGTCTTGATTCACTTCAGTCCCTCTTCCGCTAGATACCCGTCGATGGTGTCGCCCATCAGCGTGAGCTGCTCCCTGTTGAGCTCGAGCATGATCTTGGCGCCGCGCGTCCCGACCAGGAAGAACCCGACCGATCCGCAGCTGTTCATTCCGACGAAGCGCGCGCTGACCGCGTGCTCGGCGTCCTCGAGCTCCTCCGGCGTCACGCGGCGTCCTCCTCGGTCAGCAGCGAGAGCAGCGCGTCCTGGTCGCGGACGACCTCCTCAAACGAGACACCCTTCTTGTCCAGGGCCTCGATCACCTTGGACTCGATCGTCTTCTCGGTCATGTAGTCGACCACGATGATGTTCTCGTGCTTCTCACTGCCGATGCGCCGCACCCGCTTGAGCGCCTGCTTGTCGTCCACCAGCGAGTACGGCCGCTGCAGGCGGCACAGGTACCGGGCGGCGGTGAGCGTGACGCCGGTGCCGCCGGCCGCGGCGGTGAAGAGGATGAACTGCGTACGCCCGGCCTGGAAGTCGTCCATGTGCTGCTGGCGGTCCTCCGGGTCGATCGCGCCGGTGATCAGGCCGTGCGGGATCTTGGCCTTCTCGAGTCGCGCGGACAGCAGCTCGATGAGCTGCCGTGATACGGCCATCACCGCGACCTGCTGGTCTCCGAAGTCCTTGATGTCGTTCATGAACGCGTCGAGCTTGCACGAGGGGTCGACCAGCGTGATCTTCTGCTTCGCGGTCGGGAAGCCCGCCTCGTCCACACCTTCGATCATCTCGATGTCCGCGTAGCTGCTCGCCAGCTGCAGCAGCCGGGTGGTCGCCACGAGCGGCGACGGTACGGTCAGGTACCCGTCCTCCAGCTCCGCGACCATGTCCTCCTTGAGCTGCTTGTAGGCCTTGGCCTGCTTCGCGGCCATCTCGCACACCCGGGTCTCCCAGATGAACGGCGGCAGGTGCGAGAGGATGAGCTCCTCGGGCATCCGGCGGAAGCGCGGGTTGAGCGCGGCGTAGAACTCGCCCTGCATGGTCGGCTTGAGTCCGAGCACGACCATCGCGTTGAACGCGTTGAGCATGGTGTCCACGAAGCGGTCGACCCAGCGGGTCTTGGTCGGCCACTCGGTCGGCGACAGGAAGTGCAGGACCGACCACAGGTCGGTCACGTCCTTCGCGATCGGCGTGCCCGACAGCGCGATGCGGAACTTAGACGAGGCCGATGCGGCCCAGAGCGCGCGGGTCTGCTGCGAGTGCGGGTCCTTCGCGCGGTGCACCTCGTCGGCGATGACCGAGCCCCACTTGATCTTGTTGAGCTCGCGCTCGTGCACCTGGCAGCGTGTCTCGGTAACCTTCGGGTCCTCGCCGCCGCACTCCTGGCAGCGGGCGAGCCCGATCGAGCCGTACGGCGCGAGCCTCGAGTGCGCGCGCAGCGCCTCCCAGTTGATGATGTAAACGTGCGCGGGCTCCTTGAGCGCCTTGCGCCGCGTCACGGCCGAGCCGGTGACGACCTGGCAGATCATGCCTGGCCACCACCTCTCGAACTCACGCGCCCACGAGCGCTTGACCGAGTTCGGGCACACGACCATGATCGGGAAGACGTCCTCGCCCTCCGCGAAGAGCTTGGCGAGTCCGCGGATCGCGGTGATGGTCTTGCCCGAGCCCATCTCGTCGCCGATCAGGACCTGGCGACCGCGCGCGATGAACTCGGCTCCCGACCGCTGCCAGCCGAAGAGCGCCGGATCGCCCGCGTGGTCGAGCTGATCGCGCAGCGCGTTGCACGGGTCGATACGCTCCGCGCGCTCCTTGGTCGCCCACTCGGCGAGCTTGGGTCCGATCTCGAGCGCGTCTCCGTAGGTGCTCCGCAGCGCGAGGCAGGCGGACCAGGACACCGGCAGGCGCCACTGCTCGCGCTTGTTGTCCCACTTGGTCCCGGGAATCGACTTGGTGATCTCCTTGACGGCCCATGTGGTGGTGAGCCAGATCTGGTTGTCGTCCTCGAGCTCGGCCGGAACCGGCGTCATTCGTCGTTCCTCACGTGTTAGATAATACTCGAGATGCACCCGAGAGTACACCATACTACGAGAAAAGTTTAGAGAGTTTCGGCGGCAAGAGCCGCCTGAGCGTGCAGCTCGGACAGCGCCGCGGCCGGGTCGTCCATGTGTCGCTTGAACACCTCGGCCACCTGGGCCTGGCTGATGCCTCGAGACCACGGAACGTCGTCAGGCACCGACCCGTAGAAGTGTCGGAACATCTCGCCGACCATGTCTCGAGACGGTGTGTCGATGAACTCGACCAGGTCCATCCGCCCCGGCCGTGTCAGCGCGGGGTCGAGCTTGTCGAAGTGGTTGGTCGTCATCACGGTGATGAGACCGTGCGGCGTCGCTACCCCGTCGAGTGCGTTCAGCAGGCTCGACGTGGTCACGGTCGACTTCGAGCTGCCGCCGTCCTGCGTTGCGCGGTCGTTCGAGATGCGGACCGAGTCGATGTCCTCCAGCAGCAGGATCGAGCGTGCCCCTACCTCTGAGATGACCGACATCAGCGAGATCTCGTCGTTCAGGTCGCCGAGAGGCGCGTACCAGAGATCCAGGCCAAACTCCTGCGACAGGGCCTTGACCAACGACGTCTTGCCGGTACCCGGCGGTCCGTGCAGCATGTAGCCGCGGTGGTAGGGCATACCGAGACGAGCGTAGCGGCCTTCGTCAGCGAGAAAGCGCTCGAGATCGCCGCGGATGCGCGTCTTCTGATCGGTCGGCAGGATCACCGAGTCCAGCGAGCGCTCGGGCACGTCGGTCTGGTGGCGCCAGCCGCCCCACGGTGCGATCATCTTCAACGACGGCTTGCGCTCCGCGACCTTGGCCCGGATCTCACGTACCCGCGCGATGACGGCCTGCTGGCCTTCGTGGCTGCGAGACGAGAAGGTCATCGTCGCCCAGTCCATCCGGCGACGTCGAGACTCGCCCGCCGATCCTGCGTTGTCGGGCTTCGAGATCGACACCTTGACCCGGTACCCGCCGATCGTGAGCCAGTGGTCGGTCGCGTCGTTGATCAGCACGTCGACCGTCGGGACCGTGCGCGACGACCTCTCGGACTCGGAGGACTCGAAGATGTTGCCCTTCGAGGACTGGTCGCCGCTGCGCAGCATCAGGCTCCGGTGCTCACGGTCAGGTACCTGCGAGAGAAGCCAGCGGTGTACCTCGAAGTAGGCGGGATCCTCCTCGCCGATCACGACCGTGTAGGTGGTTCGGTCGTCCCACCGCTTCTTGGCCTTCTGCCACAGCTGAGTGCCGCCTTCGACCAGGGCAAGTCCCGCCGCGGCCTTGGCGAACGCGGGACTCATCGAGAGCACGTCCTTCATCGACCGCTCCTCGAGCGGACTAGTCTTTGTCACTTCGTCTCCGTGTCGTTAGATGTTCTCGGACCAGCGGACGTCCCGATCACACCGCTGACAGTGGCCGACGTAATCAACCCTGCCAAGAGCGGCGATCTCGTCCTCCACGACGAGCTCCTCGCCGTAGACCTCGTAGACCTCGTCGATCTCGTGGCCGCACAGCCAGCTCGGGCGACGCCAGCTCACGAGAGGAACCTCGGGTCCCGCCAGCCACGGTTGATCAGGTTGAGCACGCCGTGGCGGATCGCGTCGTTCGCGTGGCCGGCGCCGCCCTTGTGCCACAGCTCGAGTCGCTGCAGCTTCTTGTTGTCGACCACCGACTTGGCCTCGGCCGGCGTCTGACCGTACATGCGGTCGACGGGATACTCGAGGTCGCGGCAGACCTGCTTGGTCACGCCGATCAGCTCGAGCGACCACGGCGCCTGGGTGAGGGTCGCGGTGCGCGGTGTGATGATGAACCTCTCGTAGACGACGAGCGTGTGGCCCTCGCCGGCCGTCATTCGATCATCCCAGCCCGCGAGATGCTTACGTAGCCACGGCGCGACCTCGTGCTCGTCGAGCTCGTGCGACTCCGAGACGGAGACAGAGTCACCGTCTCTGTCCAGCCGTGACACCCCGGTCTTCAGCCCGGGGTCAACGCAGAGCAGACGCTCCACGCTCGTCACTCGTCGTCCTCGACCATGAGGTCCACCTCGAGGTTCATCTTCGGCACCCCGTCCAGGCCAAGGTCGATGCTGATCTCCTTGGCCTTGAGCTTCGCGGCCCACTCCTGGTTGTCGTCCTCGTCGAGGAACGCGATCAGGATCTTCTTCGGCCGCTTGGTCGGCAGGTCCTTGACCTTCATCTTCGGACCCTTCCGGGTTACGTAGCCGCCGGAGGAGCTCCAGTAGGTCGGCGAGATCGTGCCTGACGTGATCGTCCCCGCAGAGATCTTTGCCGTCGTGATTCCGCTCCCGGAGACTATCCCGCCGGTCGAGTATGTGGGCTTGGTCGGCTCGTCGTCTGGGTCGACGGGCTCGCTCGGCTCTGCTGTCTTCTCAGTCACTTAGCTCTCCCCAGTTTGATCCGACCGCGGGATCTCCCGCGGTCAACGGAACGGCCCAGCCCTCGCGGGTCGTCATGCACTCCTGCAGCGTGTGGGCCACGTCCTTCTGCAGGTCCTTCGGAACCGAGAGCACGAGCTCGTCGTGCACCGGCACCACCAGGTAGTCGATCAGGCCCGCGGCGTCGCACTTCAGCATGCACAGCTTGAAGACCTCGGCCGCGCCGCCCTGGATCGCGTAGTTGGTGAGCGAGTAGACACGTCCCTCGTCCGCGGGAAGCCTGCGCCCCGTCGCGGTCGTCACGTAGGCCTGGCCCTCCGACCTGAGTCGACGCATACCGGCGTCCTCGATCTCGGCGGAGAATTGCTTGACGCCGGGATACTGGGTGTCGAACGCGTCGACCACGGCCTTCATCTGGTGCTGCGGCACTCCGGCGGTGACGGCCATCTTCGGCGTACCGGCTCCGTAGAGCTTGCCGTAGACGACGCCCTTGATGAGTTTGCGTCGCTTGTCGCTCTTCTGCAGCGTGTTGTCCTGGTAGACCTCGCGCATGATCTCCGTGAAGGCGTCGCCGCCCTCGCGGTCGCAGCGGTGGAACAGCTCGATCAGGCCCGAGTCCTTCGACAGCCCCGCGGTCATGCGGAACTCGACCTGGTCGAGGTCGCAGTTCATCATGACCTCGTTCTCGGGGTCGCGGGGGATGAAGGCCGTGCGCACGGTGACGTCGTTCTTCGGCAACGTCTGCAGCGCGGGATCGGTGATGCTCATCCGCCCGGTTCGAGCGCCCAGTGTCCGCACGCTCGGGTGCACGAAGCCGGTGCCCGCCGCGCCACGGCTCAGGTTGAGCATGTAGGTCTCGGCGAGCTTTCCGGCCTTGCGCATCGCCAGCACGGTCTTCGCGAGGGTGTTGATCCGGTCGCCCTCCGGGTAGTCCGCTACGAAGCGCTTGAGCTGGTCCTTGTCCATCTTGGGCTGGCCCGTCGCGGTGTAGTCGTGCACCTCCGCGCCGTATTGTCCGACGAAGATGCTCGCGAGGTCGCGGTTGCTGCCGAGCGAGAGGCCCTTGCCGGTCGAGCTCTTGAAGTTTTCGGCGCCCCACCGCTTGATCGAGTCCGCGTAGTCGTGCAGCTGGTTGTACTTCTCGTTCGCGTAGTCCAGGTCGATCCGCGCGCCGTTGATCTCCATCCGCGTGCAGACCCGGCGAGCGCCCATCTCGAGGTCGTAGACCAGCGAGTAGGGTCCGCCCTTGCCGACCTGCTCCTTGAGCCGCTCCCACAGTCGAACGGTCAGGATGCAGTCGAGCGCACCGTAGCTCCAGTACTCCTTGAGGTCGATCGGGACCGTGCCCCAGGTGAAGCCGTGCTTGCTCATGGCCTCGTCGAGCATCCGCTGCATCGCTGCGGCCCGACGGTCGACGTACTTCGAGGTGAGGGTCTTGAGGGCCGCGGACTCGAGCGGATTGATGATCTGCGCGGCGATCATGGTGTCGTGCACCCGGTGCCACGGCAGCTCAAAGTCGCTCTGTAGTGCGAACCACCGTGCCTCAAAGGCGACGTTGTGACAGATGATCTCGCCCTCAAACCGGCGCATGGCCTCGTGAAAGACGCCGTTCCAGCCTGACCAGGGGATAGCCCACCCTGTCATGCCGTCGCCGACCTGGACCAGCCTCAGACGCCCGTGCCAAGGCGACAGGGCGTCCTTGGTCGGGTTCCCCGGACATTCGCCGGTCTCCGTGTCGACCGCGATGACGTCGTCTGGTCGGCGCTCGCTGAGCCAGGTCATGAACTCGCCGGCCTTCTCGACGGAGTCGACCAGGTGCAGCTGTACTCCGCTTAGATCCGCGGTCGCCACTCGAGCTGTCCTTTCTCTACACAAGAGTTGCAGCGCCACCGCGTCTTATAGCGGTCGACAAACACTCCGCCTGCACCGGATTGGTTGATGGTCTCGTTTGCGCATCCGTCTTCGATGCACACAAACGCGTCAGCGGTCGCCATCGGCCGCCGCCAGGTGCTCGTCGGGAACAACGGGGCCGAGGTAGCGGAACCGCGGGCGCCCGTCGTCCATCAGCGCAACGAAGTCGTCGTAGGTGCGCACGCACAGGCGCGGGCCGGAGTGCGCTGCGTTGAGCTGCAGCCCAACGTACGCGACACAGAGACGACCCTCCTCGTTGGCGTCGTGCGCGAGGCCGATCACCTGGTAGAGCGGTCCCTTGTAGTGCTGGTAGATGCCCATCTGCAGGGTCAGGTCACTCACTGTACTCTCCTTGTATGTCGCCGCCGTAGCCGACGTCCGCGAGCTCGAACAGGTAGCCGCACTCCGCGCATGCGATCGGCTTGGGCTCGTCGCTGTCCTCCTCGAGACCTGTGATGAAGGCCCCGACCTTCGGGCCCTCGCTCTTCTCGCGTAGGACGTAGGTGTTCTCGTCCTGCCAGTCTCCGCGCTCAAGCACACAGGTCACCTTGAGCCAGATGCACGCGCAGCGCGGACACGCAACCCAGGGCGACGGCATGTCGTCGGCGATCGCGGACTCAGCCACGGGAAACGCCAATCCCAGCTGTGCGAAGGTACCGTTCGACTCGGTCGGGATCTCGGTGGGAGTCGGCCTCGGTGACACGGTGAACGAGACGCGCAAGACCGGAGTTCGCGACCAGCTTTGCGCAGCCGATGCACGAAGCGTGTGAAACGTAGATCGTGCCTCGCTGAATGTCCGTGAAGTCAGCTCGGAGAAGCGCGTTAGCCTCCGCGTGAATCGTGAAGCACTCGTCATAGCTCGACCCTAACTCCGTCTCTCCTCGGCCTCGTGGGCACCAGTTCGTGCAGTCGCCCGAGAGCGCAAGCTTGCTTGGGGGTCCGTTGTAGCTGGTGCTCGCGACCCGGTTGTCGCGCGTCACGATGACCGCACCGACCTGCGCACGAGCGCAACGACTACGGCGGCCAACGGTCTCCGCAACCGTCATCCACGTGTCGTCCCAGCTCGGACGCGAGTCAGGAGACACCTCCGCTACCGCCGTCCTGGTTGTTCATGGTCGACAGAAGCATCTTGGTCACGAGCTCCATCGACTCGGTCCGCGAGAAGCCCGCGGCCTTGAGCTCGGAGTACAGCTCGTGCAGCTGAACCGCGGCCTCGCGTAGCGGACTCATCCCTGACTCATCCAAGGTGCTTCTCCACGTCCGTGGTCGTCACGTACACCAGCTCGTCGGCGGTAAAGAACCGCGCAAGAGCGGCTCGGATCATGGACCTGTTCGAGCTTCGCGCGGTGTTGGAGACCTTGGCCACCGCGAGGATCTCGTCGCCGATCGTCACGGTCTGGATCTGACCGATCACCTTGATCGCGCGGCTGAGCGCGATGCGGTCCTCGATCTCCTTCGGACCCAGCCGCTTGTCGACGCTAAAGACCGCCATCGCGGTCGCGGTCTGGATGGTCTTCTTGTACCCTCGCGTCGTCACTTCGTCTCGTTTCTCTCGATCGCCTTGCGCATCGAGTTGATGTACCACTGCATGTGCTTTGCGTCGCCCGCAGGGACCGTAAGATCGGGTGCGTGGTTGAACTCACTCATGTTGAGCACGGTCTGTGCCTTACTCGCGATCTCGGCCCAGTCCTTGCCGCGGATGCACGGGAAGAACGTCGGTTCCTTCTGACTCGTGGTCAGCGAGTCGACCATGCCGAAGTCGCGCTCGTAGATGTGCAGGCTGGTCGCGCAGTGGCGGTACTCGCCGAGCTCGCACCCGAGGGCAGAGGCGACCGCGATCTGCACGCGCGAGTGCTGGAACCCGTCATACCCGAGACCGAGCAGCACGTCGTTCGAGCGCATGTACACCGTCATGTGCAGCCGGTCGTCTCGGATCATGAACTCGTAGCTGGTGGTGCACGGAAAGTCCTTGCGCCCGTCCTCCAGGTCGAGCTTCGGGTCCCAGATCGTGACCCGGGCCTGGCGCGAGGACGGATCGGTCTTGAGACGCTCGATCACCTTCGCGAACTGACCGTTGGTCCGCCGTCCGTACGCACCCCAGAACTCGCCGTTGTCCTCGACGTAGTTGGCGAACGTCGGTCCGACCCGCATGACCAGGTCGGCACGTGACTCGCCGGCGAGAAGCTGCGCGGACTCGACCGCGGCGATCCCGGGCACGATCCCGCGCCCCACGCCGGTTGGCAGTGTGTCGTACGGGTTGTTGACGATGATGAGCGCGTTCTGAAACTCGCGCGTCGCCTGCCCGCGCGGACTCACCTTCGCTCCGTGGTCGCGCACCGCGCGCACGATCGCGACGTAGCCGTCTCGCAGGTTGTCGACGCGGACGACCTGTCCTACCGTATCCACGGGCTCTCCTCTCCGTTCGCGGCGGCCACCATGGCCTGGCCGTACTCCTTCTGCCGGTCGTGTTGGAACCGGCGGGTGTGCTGCGGGTGCGGCACCTTGGGCGCCACGATCTTGGCGTCGGCGAGGGCCTGCTGCGCGTTGTTGCCGAGCGCGACGATCCGGGGATTGTCGAGCGCCTCGACGAGCGCCGCGAGGTCGGTGTCCTCGTTGCCGTTGATGATTCCGCAGGTGCGCCAGAACATGTCGGGCAGTGCGTTGAGTAGGTACTCGCCCGAGTTGCCGTCGATCGGCATGAAGGGGAGCTGCGTCAACTCACCGCGTCGGCCGATGTTGCGCTCGTCACCGACCAGGAGGACACCAGGCGACTGCGAGCCGATGTACCGCGGGAACCTGCTGTTGAGGTCCGCGGCCCTCTCAGAGCGCGTCTGGGCCTCGTCCAGCACGGTCTGGATGAACGTTGCGTAGGCGTCCGCGTCGACCTCACCTGAGGTATCGAAGACGCCCGCGACCGTGTTGCTCTCCCGACGCGCGTGGTTGTACAGGCTCGAGACCTGGAACAGCTCGTCGAGGTTCTGTACGTGGTCGTCGCCGCGGTCCTTTAGACGCTCGGCGAGCGTGTCGTTGTCCGCTGAGAGCAGCGCGACGCAGGCTCCGCGCGAGGCCAGGAACATCTCGGTCCAGCGCCAGCCAGCCTTACCGAGCAGGCCGAACCCGTCGGTGTTGGTCTCCGGCCGGTACAGCGGTGCGTAGGTGGCCTCGCCCCAGTGCCAGCGGTCTGCGAGCACGTGATCCGCGTCGGACGCTTCCCACCCTGTGACGTACCGCTCAAGCACCCATCCACGGGTCAGCTCGTCCGGCCGGCCCATGTGGATCCGGTTGATCTCTCCTCCGGACTCGCCGAACCGCCTATCGATCTCGTTGTAGAGGGTCGTCTTACCAGAGCACGTCGGGCCCTCCACGATGATCCAGGCCATCTTTCCTCGTCTCTTGTTGTCGTCTGTCGTTCTCGGATGAACCTACACCACCCGGTCTCGGGTGTACATCATACTACTCAAAAAAGTTGTTACAACACCGTCTCGACGGAGTACGTCGAGTAGATGTCCGAATCCACCTCCGCGGCCTGTTCGAGCAGGCGCTGCGCGACAAAGGTGAGGTAGCGGTTGCCCGAGTCGTCGGACTTCGTCAGTGCGTCGATCACGGCCGCCGGTGTGTCGCATACCTGCGCCCAGTAGCGCGGCCTCTCGGGACACACGATCGGTAGGTTGATCTCGTCCGGCCGGCACTCGTCACACTCGACGGCCGCGTGATCGAGCCGAGCTCGCGGCGCCTCGTGCAGGTTGTTACGCTTGACCACCGAGCAGCTCGGAAGGTGATAGAGCAGGCTCATCCCGACCCGGGTTAGGACGTAGCGACCCTCACCGCGCGTGCGGTAGAGCTTGAACTCGACCCATCGGATCGAGTCGTTCCTTCGTGAGGACGACCGGCCGATCAGGTCGCCTTCAAACTGAAGGACCCGGTTGCCGTTCTTGACCTCGATCACACGCGATCTCCTGTCTCTTCGTCGTGGTACAAGTATATCACTGATCCGGCACGATCTCAAGATCCGGCCCGCGCTCGTTCTCCGCGCGCAGGCGAGCCGCCTCGGCCTGCGCCTGCTGCAGCTGTGCGGTCGCCATCGCGAGCTCGAGCGTCAGGTCCGCGACCCGGCTCTTCATGTAGTCGAGCACCACGCTCGCGTCGATCTGGGTGATTCCGGTCTCCATGTCACTTCTCCTCGTTATCTGTCGCAAGCTGCGACTCCAGTGTCTCGATCCTGTCATACAGGTCTCGGATGAGCGTCTCGTGATCCTTGATGAGCATGTTGTGGGCGACCGAGAGCTCGGCGTACTTAAAGCTCATCGCGGGACCTTCATGGTCACGAATGACCCACAGCCCCAGTCCAGCTTCCTCGGCCTGTTCGGCAAGGACACCGGGATGATACGGCGCTCGATCGCCGTAGGCCTCGACGTCGTCCTTGTAGCGGAAGCGGTATGAGTTCATACCTAGCGCGGACCGCGCTTCGTCGAGCTGCATCGGCTCGATGTCCTGTTTGAACCTAGTCGCGGACGGTGCGACGTTGGTGATCTTGCCGCCGGGAGTCAGGTACGCAGCCTGGTTCTGCGTACCGTTTGGCCGCACGAGATCGTTGTCGAAGAGTCCATTGAACGCGGTGACCTGGTTTGCGACGAACGCCTGGGTCGTGCCTGCGGTGAAGTCCGACGTGTTGTTGTATCCCGGGTTGACGATGCCTACTCTTGATCCCTGAAACACTATGCCGACCGCGTTGGTCGCAAGCTTAGCGTCGACGATCGAGCTGGTCGTGCCGACCAGCTGCAGCTGCCCGGTCCGAGTGCCCGCAGAGTTGAGGGTACGAAAGGTCATCGCGTCCTGCGAGAAGAGCGCGTTGTTGAAGTTGACCGCCGACAGGAACATGCCCATGACGTTGACGTTGTTGAGACGTGTGATGCCCGAGCTGTTGAGGTAGAGGTCACCCGGGGTGGCGTCTCCGTTCATGGCCAGCATCTCGTTGCCGTCCATCCGTAGGTGACGGCCCGCGGGGTCACCCACCCGAAGTGCGGGGGTGTTGCCCGCCGCGGTGGTCGCGTTGGCGGTCGAGTTGAAGAGCCCCCGGTTGGACGAGATGATGCCGGTGATGGTCGCGCCGTAGGCGGTCAATGTCCCGTCAGCGGACGAGATGGTCGTGTTCGGGCTGCCGGACGAGTCGTAGGAGGTTAGACCGCTGCTGTTCAGCTCGACGCGCTGGGTGGTAGTGCCGCTCTTGATGTTGACCCCGACCGCGGTCAGTTGCCCGGTGCTCGCGGAGATGGTCGTGTTGGCGACCCCCGCGCCGCCGTAGGCGTTGATGCCGTTTGAGTCGATCTGCACGTACTGGTTGGTCGTGCCGCTGTAGGCCTCGAGACCGTTGGAGTCAAGCTGAACTCGTGCGGCTCCGGTGCTGCTGCGGAAGAGCGCGCCGGTCGCGATCAGCTGCCCGGTGCTCGACGAGATCGAGGTCACCGGGTTACCGCCGCTGTCGTAGCCAAAGAAGCCGGAGCTCGTGATCTCGACTCGCTGAGTCGCGTTACTGCTGCGGAAGACACCACCCGACGCGGTGAGCTGCCCGGTAGTCGACGAGACGGTCGTGACGAGGTTGCCGCCGCTGTCGTAGCCGAAGAGACCGTTGCTGTTGATCTCGATGCGCTGCGTTGCCGTGCTGCTGCGGAAGGTGCCTCCGGTCGCGGTCAAGAGACCGGTCGAGGACGAGATCGTCGTCATCGCGGTACCGCCCGAGTTGTATCCAAAGACGCCGCCGGTGTCGAGCTGGACCCGCTGCCCCGACTCCGCGGTACGAACGATCGCGCCGGTGATGGTCTTGCCGTCGATCGCGTCACCGCGGATCATGCCCGAGGTGATGGTGTTGGAGTCGATGACCGAGGCGTTGAGGTATCCGACCGAGATCTTGCTCGCGTCGATCCCGTTCGCTACCTTGAGGTTGGTGATCTGGCCGTCCGCGATGTTTGCCGAGAGGATCGACGCTTCCGCGATGAGCGCACCGCCGACGAGACGACGAGCCTCGGAGTCGCCGACGGTCACCAAGCGTGTGGCCGCAGCTGAGTTGGCCTGCACGAAGACGCGAGCGTTGACCGCGCTGGTCGGTGCGGTACCAACATGGTTAAACCGTGAGACCGTTGTCGCGATGTTGTACGCCGACGTGGTGGTGGACAGGACGGTACCTGCGTTGTTGAGCCAGTCGATACCGATGGTAAGCCCGTTGGTCACCGCGACCGACGATCTTACTGAGAACGCGACGTACAGCTTCTCACCCGCGACCGCGGAGACGAGGCGCTCGGTCGACAGACGTAGCGAGTTTCCCGACGACGGGGTCATACCCGCGCTCGAGGTGCCCGCGATCTGCGAGCCACCGGTGACCTTGGAGTAGGTGCCGCCGTAGCCTGAACCGGTCGCCTGCGCCCAAAGTGCGGGCTTGGTCGCGGTGTCCCAGTCCTCGAAGCCCGGGTTCGAGATCAGGTTGTCGGTGAGCGCACCGACGGTCAGGTTCTTCGACGTGATCGCCTCGGCGGCGACCTTGCTCGCTGTGATGGCGCCGTCCGCGATCATCGCGGAGACGGTGACCTTGCGGAAGGTGACGTCGTCGATCGTGAGCGTGTTGTCTGCGGCTCCGGCTGTCTGGCCCTGGCCGTAGTTGAAGATGATCGGTCGTGCGTAGAGCATACCGGCAGGGATGACGAAGCTGGTCTCGTATCGGGTCGCTGTGGTGGTAGAGGTCAAGTTCTCGATCGTGTTGCCCGCGGCGGCACCAGCCTCAACTCCCGCTGCGGTCGCTGTTGTACCTCCACGAAGACGCGCGTAGAGCCCGTTGATCGACGACGTATTCCGCGCGGTGAACGAAAGATACCAGCGTTCTCCAGGAACGACCGGAACGCCCGACGACAACACGATGGTCGCGTTTGAGAACGCGGTACTCCCGGTCGGTACGGCGCCGGCAGGCGTGACGCTTCCGTCGTCGGTGTAGGAGACGGTCGCCTGGCCGGAGACCGACGCGATCAACAGCTCGGACCCCGCGGCCCGCCCATACACTCGATAGCCGGTCGCGCCGGTGACCGCGGTCCACGAGACGGTGTTCGAGTTGGCGGACCCCGCTCCGGTCGTCACGGTCACCGCGGCTGCAGCCGCGGTGGTTCCGGTGACCCCGTCAGCGCGCAGGTGCTCCGCTGCGACCCGGTAGGAGTAGGTTGTCGACGCGGCGAGGGTGCCACCCGAGGTCGAGGTAGCGACCGAGGTGCCGGTCGGAACGGCCACTCCCGGAGACGCGGTCAGGTTGACCGATCGCGAACCGCTCAACGGCGAGGTCGTCGTCGCGAGGACCGTTGTCGCGGTGCCACCGTAGACGAGACCGCGGTCCCAACCCGCGGGAAGCGTCGCGTCCGTCGTCGACAGCTCCTCGAACGAACCGTTGTTGATCGCGGTGTCACCGATCGAGCCGACGGTCAGCTTCTCGGTGGTGACCGCACCGGCAGCGATTTTCTCGGCCGCGACCGCGCCGGCTTGGATCTTGTCAGCCGTGACCGCATCGGTCGCGATAGACGCCGCAACGACCGTCCCGGGTAGGATCTCATCGGTGCGCGGCGAGTACGCGGTGACGTACTCTCCGGCCTCCATCTGCACCATGCAGAAGTCGATGCCGGATGCGCCGGTCGAGATTGCCTGGTCAATGAAGACGCGCGGTGCGACGGAGCCGTCCGTCGTCACGGTGCGAATCGTTGAGACCCTCTGCCAGCTGCCAACGATCGCAGGGTTGGAGTAGACGCGCGCGCCGTCCTGTCCCCCGCCGATGTCGATCGCGAGTCCCGGCTGGCTCGTGGCGTTGTGACGCACCCACATCGATGCCACGTAGGGTCCAGCTCCGATCGCTACCGCGGCGTGCGAGAAGATGATCGGCAACGAGGTGTCGGTACGGATTAGCCGGTATGAGTTGTACCCCATAGACTTCGAGACACCGGTCTGCAGCGTCGCAGTCCGGACGCTGCCGGAGAGCCCTGCCACCGTCCAGTCGGTAAGTGCGCTCACCGAGTTCCGGAAGCTCGAGTTGGTGAGCATGTTGCCGCCGCCCATGACCACGTTGAGCTTGTTGGCGGTCACCGCGTTCGCCGCGATCTTGTCCGCGGTGACCGCGCCGCCGACGATCTTGTCCGCGATGACCGCGTCGGTCTGGATCATCGCAGAGTTGATGGTCCCGGGCAGGATCTCGTCGCCCTTCGGCGAGTATGAGGTCGGAACCTCACCCTCCTCGAGTTGCGGCTGAACGATGTAGATCGAGCCGCCGGAGGTGGTCCCTCCGTAGGTGTTGCAGAGCATGAAGTCAAACTGCGATGCGGTGGTCACCGTGAAGCGCATGTAAGACCGTGCCCAGCCCGTGTTGACCGTCTGGAATACGACCCGCTCGAGTACGGTAGCCCTGCCGCCGACACCCTGCACCTGCACACCTGCGCCGTTGGCACTCGACACGCCGTCCACAGACGCGGACACCCAGCACGAGAAGACGTAAGTTCCCGGTTGAAGCGTTATCTGCTGCAGCCGATACTGATAGCTTGCTCCTGACGCAAACACAAGACCGCCGGTCGCACTCGCGCTCCGGTTGACCGGCATCGTCGCGGTGATCGGTCCGTTACCGGTCCAGCTGTCCGCGGTCTTGAGCAGGGTGTTGTTGAGCAGGTTGCCGCCGCCGACCACGACGTTGAGCTTGTTGGCCGTGACCGCGTTGGCGGCAAGTTTGTCGGTCTCGATCGCGTTGGTCGCGATCTTATCCGCGACCACCGCGTTCGCTGCGATCTTGTCGGTGATGATCGCACCGTCTTGGATGAGGGTCGCACCGGCCTGTTCCTTGATCGACACGTCGTCGATCTGCAGGTCTCCGTTGTTTCCCGTCCAGTTGTAGAACACCAACGACGCCCAGTAGGCGTTACTTGGTGCCGTCCACACCGTGCCGGCGGAGGTCCACGAGCTGATGCCCGTGTTCGGCTGGTTCTCCCGGATCGCGCCATATCCGTTGCGAGTAGTCTGAACGATCGAGTCGGCGCCGGAGGCGAGTGAGGTCGCCCAGAAGATCCGAACGTAGTGACTACCTGCGGTAGCAAGACTACGGATCATGCTCTTGAACTCGTACGTACGGCCAGGTACCACCGGCACCGCGGTCGTACCCATCGCTCGGTTCGCACCGGCCTTGATGACCCCGACGTTGCCTCCTGACGGGGCTGTAGACTCAGCCTGTGTCGTGTACCCGGTCGCGACGTTCTGACCCTCTGCGTACCGCCACCCCGGCGGGTACGCGGTCGCAGGACCGGACTCCTCAAACGAGCCGTTCGCGTTGAGCGCGCCGCTGTTAGACGACGTAATGTAGAGCTGCTCGGCGCCGATCGCACGCGCCGAGATCAGGTTGCTGGTGATGGTGCCGTCGACGATCAGCTCGCCACCGAAACGCCGACGAATGAGGATGTCATCGACCCAGAGGTTGCCCGCGGTCGCGACGATCGAAACGCCGAGCTTGGTCACGCCGGCAGGCACCGTGTAGGTCAGCGTGAGCGGCGTCCACGTAGCGCTTGGCAGGTCTGTCGAGCCCAGACCGATGAACGCTAGCTGAGTCCCTGACTGGTTGTCGATACGCAGTCGAGACGACGACGTGCCGTTCCAGTTCGCGTCTCGATACACGTAAAGTCTGAAGTAGATCGACTCACCCGCGGTCACGCTAAAGCTCTTAAGCGACGCGGATCCCGACGCGGCTCCGTTGAACTGTAGAGACTGGCTTCCGGAGTTGCTCTGCGCCGTTGAGATCGTCGCGCCGGCACCGGAAAGCGTCCACGGAATCAGCGCGGGGTCCTCGAAGTCGGAGCCCGACGCAAGGTTGGTGAAGTCGGCGATCGCGATCTGTCGCGCGCTGATCGCGTCGGCTGCGATCTCCCTCGCCGTGACCGAGTTAGCTGCTATCTTGTCGCCGGTGATCGCGTTGGCCGCGATGTTGTCCGCGATGATGCCGCCGTCGACGATGAGTGACCCGCCAAACCTACGGCGGTTGAACATGTTGCCGAATCGCGCGGTACCGGTTCCGTTGTGACGGATCTGTAGACTCGCAAAGCTTGCGTTGTTAGGAACCGGAATGTTAGCCGAGAACGGGGTCCACGAGGTCTGTGAACCTCCGAGTGTCGCCATCCCCTCAGAGATTGAGACGCCAGAACCGTTGTAGAAGATCAGTCCTACCTGTGCGGCTGCACCGCCTTCGTTGTAAGAGAGACCTGAGACGTTGTAAGACTCGCCGGCTCGAGCGGGAATGCGGTAGTTGTTGACAAGATCTGCCGCACCTGCGGTGTTGCGTGAGACGAACGACGGTACGCCGCCGCTTCCACCGGAGGTGATCGACCATCCGGTCGCGGTTGCGGTCCACCCTACTGCGCCGTCATCAAAGAGTGCGTTCTGAGCGTAGTTGGTGAAGTCAGCGATAGCGAGCTCGCGGCCGGTAATCGAGTCCGCGGCCATCTCGTTCGCGGTAATCGTACCGGCCTTGATCTTCGTCGCGTCGACCGACCCTGCGAGGATCTTCTCGGCGGTCACCGAGTTCGCGGCGAGCGCGTCCGCGAGGATCGACTGCTCGACGATCAGTGATCCCTCAACGACCTGGGTCTTCTGTGCGTTGACCGGCGTGCCGTTCTTGTTGAGAAACAGCAGCAGGTCATCGTCGGTGACCGTGATCGAGTTGAGGGAGTCCGTGTACACCAACGTTGGAGAACCGTTGTTATACTTCCAGACGGTAAAGCGCTTGTTGGTGTTACCGGCTGGAATTACGTAGCTGGTCCCGACGTACATCAGGTTCGTGGCCGTCCACGAGATGTAGCCTACGGAGGGACTGTTAGCCGTCAGAACGGGCAGAGCCATGAGCGCTCATCCCCTCAGGAACTTAACCAGCTCCGGCGGGTGGGCTCGGTGTTCTGGTCCAGCGTGTCGCTGTCGTCGGTCGTCTCTGTATTCGAGTCCGATACTACATCACTCGAGTCATCGGTCTCGGACTCGACGTGTGGCTCTAGGCCGAGCTTCTCTCGAGCGTCTTCGATCTTGCGCTCCTGGGTGTCGTCGTAGGCCTTCGCGTCGACCACCGTCATCGGTACGTGGTCCGCGGGATCCGGAGGCACGACGAAGCCGTTGTCTGGATCGGGCTGCGCGGACTGCGGCATCGGGAAGACGATCTGCTCACCGCGATCGGCGAGGGTGATCGGGTCGTCCTGCGGCATGGTGATCTCCTCAGTAGAGCATGTGGTTGAGCGTGTTGAACTTGACCGGGGTGACGGTGCCCGCGTTTAGCTTCGCGGTGGTCACCGCGTTGGTGCCGAGCGCCGAGGTGTCGACAACACCTGAGGCAAACTGCGCCGCGAGGGAGATGCCGCCGGTTGCGATCTTTCCCGCGATCACCGAGTTGTTAGCGAGCTCGGTGCTGGTCACCGCGTTGCTTGCGATCTTTGCGGTCGTGACCGCGTTACCACCGAGTGCGGTGGTGTCGACCACACCGCTCGCGAACTGAGCGGCTGCAGACACACCGCCGGTGCCGATCTTTCCTGCGATCACCGCGCCGTTGGCCAGCTTGTCGGAGTCGACCGCGTTACTACCTAGCTGCGCGTTGCCGACCGCTCCCGAGATGATCGCGCCGGTGTCGACCGTTCCGTCCGCGATGACCGACGGAATCGAGGACTCGAGGACCGAGATCGGCGTACCCCCGTTGTTCTTGAACAGCAGCGCGCCGCCGACACCGAGCACCGCCGCGGTCGGCTTGGTGTTCGAGCTGGTGAGCGTCACGCTGGTACCGCTGGCGGGCTTGATGAAGTAGACGTACATGTTCGCGGTGTTGCCGTCCGCGGCGGTGTAGTCGACCCCGTTGTAGACGACGTGGACCCCGGCCCAGGCGATCGAACCCGCGGCGGGTGAGTTCGACGTGAGGGTGTAGCCGTCGATCAGGTGCTTGCCGATGTTGAGGTCCTCTGTGTGCACCTGTCGGGTCAGGCCTGGAACACTGAGACCCGCATCTACCATGCTACGCTCGATCTCACGCGTCTGACTCAGGCGGCGCTCGACGTCACCGAGGAAGGTGCTCAACTCTCCGTGGACGAGGTTGCGCACGCACTCGTCGATCTGCTCCGCGGACACGGTGGGGCGCGCAGGCTGCGGCTGTCGCTGCGCCGTCAAGGACTCAAGCAGCTCCGCGATCTCGTGCGGCTCCGCGTTGATCGTCATTTTCATCTCTTGCTCCGTGCCTCTCAGTAGAGAAAGTGCTGCGTCGACACCAGCTTCTTGACGGGGACCGAGAAGTCGGACAACTCGGTCGCGGTGATGGTGCCAGGCGCGATCGCGTCCCGGGTCACCGAGTTTGTGTCCAGGTTTCTCGACTTGATCGCCTTCTCGGCGATCTTATCTGCTGAGACGGCGTTCGCCGCGAGCAGGGTTGTCGTGACCGCAAGGGGCTTGATGCTCACGGTTGTGACCGCGGCCTCCGCAAGCTTGCCTTCGATCACCGACCCGTCGGCAAGTTTGGCTGAGGTCACCGCTCCCGGCTCTATCTTGGCTGCCGTGACTACATTGTCCACAAGCTTGACGCTCGTGACCGCACCGTCGCCGAGCTTGGAGTTGGTGACCGCACCGCTCACCAACTTTGCCGTGGTGACAGCGCCGTCGACTAGCTTGCTACTGTCGACCGAGCCGTTGACGAGCTTTGTCGTGGTGACCGCGCCATCCGCGATCTTGGTGCTCTTGATCGCGGCGTCCGCGAGAGCAAGCTCACCGACAGCGCCGTCGAGGATCTTGCTTGCGTTGACAGAACCAGATGCAAGCTTGGCAGCGGTAACCGCATCGGCTGCCAGCTTCTCGGTCAGCACCGAGCCGTCAGCGAGAGACTGAGAGCCAAAGAGCTTTTCTACCCACGCTGTGCCGTCCCAGCGATACATCTTGTTGTTCTGGTCTGGTCTGAACCAGACGTCGTCGATCTTGGTCGCGATCGGCGTTGAATCTCCCGCCGAGATGTCGTTGTAGAACACACCTGACTTTTGAGCGACCGCAACCTCGACATCTCCGATCGCTTCGTCCTGGACGTCGACCCACTGCGCGCCGTCCCACCGCTTGAGCTTCTTGCCCTCGGACTCGTCGACCCAGAGGTCTCCCGGCCGGTCAGCATCGGGCGCGGTCTCCTGTGAGTAGGTCGAGTTCTTGGTGTCGACAACCCGTGACAGCTCGACGAGTGACCAGTCAGAGACGCGTACCCAGTCCTTGTTGTTCCAGCGATAGAGCGAGTTTCCGTCGTTGGTGTCAACCCACAGGTCGCCGAAGCCGGTCGCGGTCGGCGCGTTAAACTGCCAGCGGGTGATGATCTTTCCATCAGCGTACGAGATCTGGTTCTGCTCGCGGGTTACCTTCTCACCGATCGCGGTGTCTCCGAGTGAGACCCAACTCGTACCGTTCCAGCGGTACAACATGTTGTCGTCGGTGTCGATCCACAGATCGCCAAGCGTGTGTGTGGTCGGCGCCGTCGGACGAACGTACGTGGTGACCAGGTTGTCGCTCGAAGCTTCAATGTCCTGCGCGGACACCAACGCGGTCGCGGCCTCGTCTCGGACCCGGTCGGGAACCGTGCCAAGAACCGAGATCCATGCGGTTCCGTCCCACCGATAAACCTGGCTGCCGTCGTCGGTGTCGAACCAGAGATCTCCGACCTTGTAGGTGCCGCCGGTGGGCTCGTCGTCCTGCGAGTAGGTCGTGACCCCGTCGCCCGAGCCGAGCGCCTGAAGAGAGAATCCGCGTCCGCGAAGCTCAAGCTTTCCGATGCGGCGCTCGAGCGATGAGATGTTGGTTCCGATGTCACCGGTGCGCCGCACGGTCATGCCTACTCCTCGTCGTTTGCCTCGTCCACGAGCGTAAGCTCGACCGTCTCGGGAAGCTGCGTCGTGTCAGGCACCGAGACCGAGAATGCGATGATCCTCTTGGTGAATACCTTATACTCGAGATCACCCTCGGTCTTGAAGCTCTCCCCCAGAAAGGGGTCACTGACCACGAATCGGCACCAATCTCCAGGGCGGTACGATCCGGGCTGCGGGTTGAGGCTTCCGTCCACCGTCACCGACCAGCCTGGAATCGGCGGATGGACACGCTGACCGATACTCTGCGCGTAGCCTTTCAGGGTCTCGACTCTTGACACGTCGGTGTGGTCGCTGGACTCGACCATCTCAAGAAGAGGCCACTGCGTCGACAGGTACGGCTCGTTGTTCCACGAGCCCCGAAGAGGCGGAGGCTGTGGCGCGTCCTCGGGAGCTCCCTCGACCTGGTCGGGCTGCACACCGACGACGAACTGCCGGGTCGCCGAATCGTCTACGGTGTCCTCGTACCCCACCGAGAGTATATTGCCCGGGAACTCGAAGAAGTTCTCCTCGATCCCGGTACGCTCGCCCTGATAGATCGCGTAGAGCGGAAGCTGAGACGGCGGCGCAGGTCTGAAGACCAGCTGCTTTGTGAACCTGTTGCGCGCGAGGTTCCAGTCCACGTCGATGTTGTACTCGAAGCCGTTGAGGTTGTCGGAGAAACCCTCGATCGCCTCACCGAACGAGGTCAGCTGCCCGCCCTGAAAGAACTGCTTGTCCTGGGTACGACCCGACAGCACAGGGTCCACCGTCAAGCCGATGTTGGCACTCTCGGGACGTGACGTGACGCCGTCGTCCGGCGACGCGAATCCGGTAAAGTCGGCCTGCATCGCTGAGATCAAACCGCGGACGACGCTGTACTGGTCCACGGTGTTCGCAAACTCGAGATCGTGCCAGATCACACGTCGGTACAGGTAGCTCTCGAAGCCGACCGCGTCAATCTGTAGTCGCTGAGTCGCGGCGTCATAGCTGCGCCGTGCGATGATGCCGCCCCACACCGGCTTGCCGTTCCGGGTCACGTACAGGCTCATCAGACCCGGCATGGTTCCTTGATATGCGTCTGCAAGCTGCGTCTCGTTAGAAAAGCCCGCTGTCCCGGAGAACGAGCCCGCAAGCCGTACCTGACGACTCCAGGTCACACCGCTCATGTCAAGCTCGAGGGCGAGCTCGCCTGAGATGGTCCAGGCGGTGTAGTAGCGGTAGGCAGGCCTACCGACAACCAGCTCAAGCGACGATGACTGGCTCATCTCAGTAGGTAGGCTCCACCATCAGCGTGACGTTCGAGAACGTCGCGGTGCCGTTGTTACCCCCGCGCCGCGCGTACACCAACCGGACGGTCAGGTTGTCATCCTTCGGAAGACCCGACGCGAGAAAGGTCAGACTCGCATACGCCCAGGTCTTGGAGTAGAACGACGGAGCGAGAGTGAATCCCGGCGCGAACACCTCCGAGCTTCCCTTCAGCACCTGTGCGGTGATGTGACCGCTCGAGGTCAGCTCGGCTACCTTGCCGATGCACCCGACGGTGATCTTGAGCTTGCCGTTCGGAGCGCGCACGTTCGAGATAGAGACCACCGGCGCGGACGCGTTGTTCTTCGAGTTTGCGACTACAGGAGACGCGGTCCAGGTGTTCTGCACCTTACGCTCGACGGCGCCGCCGCGGGTGATCTGACGCGGTCCCATCGCGGAGAGGATGGTCTTCCAGTCCTCCTGTGAGTACACGTCTGACCAGCCACCGGCAACGCCGTTGCTCACCTGCAGCTTCTTGCCGTTGACGTCGTAGACCAGACGACCTGGAGACGGCGTCGGATACGGAAGGCCCGACCACTTGACGTAGACACCGCCCTGCGGCGAGTTGAACATGCGCACGTCGGTCACGTCTGTCTGCGAGACCTTGTTAGACCCACCGTTGAGAGCCGCAGGCTTGACCGTGACGGTCGCGATCGGGTACTGGTAGGTAGACGACCCTGGGTTCGGCGCGACCGGGCTTGGGCTCGGAGATCCCTTGACAGCACGGATCCGCCAGAGACTGACCGCGTCGGGGTTGAGTGCGGAGTCGATCACCTCCGCGACGATGAGGTCCTTTCGCGGGTTGCTGCTGGTCTCGACGTCCAGCGTGATCGACAGCGGTCCGTCGTTGTAGGAGAGGTATGCTCCCGGCGGGTTGACTCCCGCAGGAATGATGATCGCGCCCGCACTGACCTGGATCTCGGTGTTGACGCCGGACGCGGTCACGCGAAGCTGGTCAAGACCTCCGACGACACCGCCGTCGACCCGCGACCTGGTGATACCGGTCTCCGAGTCAAAGCTTCGACTCGACAGCAGGCCTGTGACCATACGGTCCTCGGCCGCGGAGTACGTGCCGCTCTGCATCCAGACCGGCGGGTTACGCTCTACCATTCTCGTCTCCTTTAGCCGATCCAGCCCGAGCGCCATAGCACCTCAAGCTCGGTACGAATCCCGCCAAGCTCCTCCTCACGGAAGTACAGCTTGTTCTCTCCGGGCTGAAACATGAGCCAATCTACATCGATGTCGAGATAGAACCGAAAGTTGCCGCTGCCGTTCATCGTGACCTGCTTGGTCTTACAGTCGATCACGAGCTCCTCGCCCTCGTGCAGTTGCCTCGAGATACGAAACGACTGGCCGGTCGAGCTGTTGATGACCCGCACCGCTCCGTTGGTCGGGCCGCGCATACGCAGGATGGGGAAGACCACGACGTTGCCGTAGTTGATCGCAACAGTGTCTGCGGTGCCAAAGACGGCCTCCGGGTACGCCCACGGGAACGTCCGGTTGTAGGCCCGCTCCGGGTACTCGACGCCCGACGTGGTCAGGACGACGGACTCGTAGCCCGGCGGGACACCGTTCTTGATCCCGTACTTGGTCGGGTCGGGCGCCCGGAAGGTGACCGCGAAGTCCGTCTTACCGCTGACCGCGGTGGTTGCGATCAGTGGCGCGCCGGACATCCAGACCTTGCTGCCTCGTGTCTGAGACAGCTTCACCGGGTCCTCGTGGGTCATGAACCAACCGCCTCGGTGCACCAGGTTGATCGCTCGGATCAGTCGGTCGCGGGCCTGAGACAGGTAGGACGGACTCGGCGGAATGAAGGAGCCGCTGAGGGTGAAGGTCCTTGCGGTGTGACGACCACGGGTCTCAAACGAGCCGTCAAACCAGCTTCTTGGCTGATCTGGCACGTCGGGCTCGGGCATCGTCCACCAGCCCTCGATGTCACTGACGATCCACGTGATCCCGTTCGAGTCTACCGAGTTCATGACGAGGTTGCTGATCTGCACGTCTCGGTTGAGGTTGAACCTGCCACTTGGCCGGTACGTGATCGCGCGCTCGGCGACCACGACCGTTGAGCCGCTCTGCCACCCTCCGTCGGGCGGCAGGTCCTCCACGGTAGCGGCACCCGACGGTCCGCCCCACGGGGGGAGCGCGTCTGGATTGCTAGGCGCGGGAGGTATCGGCGACTCTTCTGCGCTGAAGGCAAGCGCTCTCGCGACCGGAAAGTCAACCGCGTCGGTCGGATCCTCGTCGCTGCCCTCCGGCGGGTCGAGCCCCTCCGCGTCTGGGTCGTCGTCAGAAGGATCGCCGATCTCGCCGCCGGGGTTGTTCGGGTCTGGGACAACCGTCGGAGGCTCGGGATCCTGCTCAGGCGCGGGGGTCGGTAGGGCGACGGTGGTCGAGGTCGAGTTGTTCGGGTCACCCTCCCAGCGCGCGCCGTTGCGTCCACCGATGACGACGGGCACCGCCGACACACCGGCCCCGTTGTCGGGCGCAAACGCCTCGTCAGCAAAGACCCTGACGCCTACCCCCGGTGCAGGCGCGTTGTCGCCAGAGCCCGCCTGGACAAAGACCAGCGGTTGAAAGTGCGTTGCGTTGCGAGGTACGTCCGCCGGCGCGACCCGGCCGGACAGCGACTTCCAGCCTGCTCCCGAGTCAAGCTTAGTGATCTCCGTGAGGTCGGTACTGCCTCCGGTCTGAGAGAGGACCGGACTTGCGCTCGTGCCGTTGGGCCAGGACTTGACGAACCAGAGCAGGACAACCTTGACCCACACGGTGTCCGGTGACCTAAGAGACACCTTGAACGACGCGGCTCCGTTCGGCGCGATCTTGAACCTGCCGACGTGGGTGTTGCCTGCGGGGCCGAAGGGTCCGAAGGAGTACGACGACGCGCGCTTCTCCGTGACCGTGTAGCACATCGACGAGCCGCCGCTGAGGCTGAACAGGTCGGAGGTCTTGATCGTTCCGTTGTTGGCGCGCCACGTGGCTGAGTAGGTGCTCGCACCGTCCGGGTTGACGACGAGGTTGCGGTAGTTCGGCAGACGGACGACGTCGTTGTAGTTGATGGCCATTAGCTACTCGAACTCCCGTCCGCGCCGTCTCCTGCGACGATACTGGTCTCGACCGGGTCGCGGAACGGTGTCTGATAGTCCTCGGAGTCGATCCGACCCTGTGCGATCAAGACGTCGTCGGGCTCCCAGGACTTGCTCTCGCCCGGCAGGACGGTCGGATCGGTGTAGTAGCGGGTCTCGTTGCCTTCGTCGTCCATCACTACGGTCACGCTCGCGGGCTGCTCAAGCGCGCTCTGCTGCGCCGCAGGATCGAGAATCGGTGTGGGACCATCGAACTCGTAGTCGTCGAGAAAATTGCCCTCGGTCATGTGCCCACGCTCTTTCTCCACGCCACGCGTCGTGAGACCTTCATCGCCAGGGCCTGCTCGTCCATGCCCTCGGACGGGTAGATCTTATACGTGTCTCCGCCCTGGCCACCGCCTGCCGCGATCTGGGTCTTGATGAGGTCGATGATCGCGCGGTCACGACTCGAGAAGCCGTCGAGAGCGAGCGGCTCGACGCGCTCGTTTCGGCCGGCCTCACCGATGTTGGCCAGGATACCGCCGGGTGTCGCGTGAACGAGACCTCCTCGGGCAAGGCCCCACGGCGACCTGTAGGACTGCTTGGCCCCGCCGCGGCGCACGTAGTCCGCGAACTGCGCGCGTGCGGACGGAGAACCGTATCCGGCACCGGGTCCGGGCACCGCGTGGACGTGCGGTCCCCAGTTTCCGAGACCGGTGCGGTCACCTGCCGCGATGCCTGCCGCGCGCAGGGCCCTGATGAGAGCGTAGTTCACCTGTAGGTCAATCGCGTCACCGTTGTGGGTGGATCCTGAGTAGCTGGTGCTGGGCCTGAAGCCACCCTGGATCACGCTGATCGAGGTCTTTGCGTACCGCTCGGCGGCCTGCATGTGCGCGACAAAGAGACGGGTGAACTCACCGCCCTTCCAGCTCATGTGCCCCGTCGGGTTGGTGATATTCTTGATCGGAATGGTCGCGCCGCTCGGCGGAGCGGCCTTGCGCTCGGCTTCCTTCTGCTTGCTCTCACCCCAGTTCTTTGCCGCGGCCGCGAGCTTGTCCATGATGCCGTACATGAAGTCGTTCAGGTACGGACCTCGCTCGATGCCTGCGTTGTCGAGTAGACCCTTTGCACCGAGGACGAGCTGCTCGAGCACCTTGCCGACGCCGGACTTGGCGAGGTTCTCAAACGAGTTCCACGTCTTGTTGGCCGCGTTTCCGATAGATCCTGCGATCGCACCGAGAGGGCCCCAGTCACCCATCGGAATCATGTTGGCCGGCAGTGTTCCGGTCTTACGCATGAAGTCGAGAGCACCGGGGTTGTCACGCTCAATCGCACGTCGTGCGGTCTTGGGGATGACATACTCGTCGGCGTGAACGAGACCCGCGACCTTGTACTTGCTGCCCGGACCGGTATAGCCACCCTCGGCGAATCCGCTCAACGAGATGGTGCCGATCTTCATACCGAACTTGGTCGTGACCTTGTTGATGTTCCCGATCATCTTGTTGTTGATGAACTCGAGCATAGACCGGATCGGTGCCTTGATCTTGTCGACGATGTTCGCGAACGCGTTCTTGGCAGCGGTCGTGATGCCGGAGAAGATGTCCTTGATCTTCTCGACGGGACCGCGGATCTTGTCTCGCACCTCGCCGATCTTGTCGACGAAGTCGTTGAACCGTTCCTTGACCGCGCTGATTACGTCGCGGACCTTGTCGCGTACGGACTCGAAGATGTCGCGCACCTTCGCGATGATCGGCGAGATCGCGGCCCTGAAGATCGAGATACCACGCTTGAAGTCGTTGAACCGGTCGATGCCGAACTTGATGACCTTGCCGATGACATCACGCACGGTGCCCATGATGTTCTTGAAGCCATTGAGGACCGGACGGATCACGTTCTCGACGACGGTCTTGATGACGCGCCCCATGGTCCTGATGAAGTCGCCGATCCTGTTGGCGACCCGACCAACGACCGCGCGAGCGACGATGAACGCGGCCTTCATGCGGTTCCACACCGGGATGAAGATCCCTGCAATGACGTTCTTGATACCGCGGAAGAGCGCGCCGATCACGGTGCCAAAGACCGAGAGAATCGGCTTGATGATGTTCCACGCGCCTTGAATCGCGCCCCAAAGCAGCTTGAAGTAGGGGATCACGAACGTCGTGATGTAGAACTTAACGGCCTTGAAGACCGCACCGATGATCACACCGAGTGCCTTGACGATCGGCACCACGATCGCGAACATCGTCTTGACGACACCCCACACCAACTTGAAGCCGGGAACGATGACCTTGGTGATGTAGAAGATGATCGACTTGAAGACGACCTCGAAGATCACCTTCAAGGTCGGCATGATCGCGGAGATGACCGCGATCGCAACCTGGACCGCGTTGACGATGAAGTTGAACGCGGCTCCGACGGCTGGTCCGATCTCGCTGAAGACGTCGCCGAAGAACTTGCCGATCTTGGGAAGCACGTCGTTGATCTTCTTGAACATCCCGTCCAGGAAGGGCACGACATACTTCATCAAGATGTCCTTGAACCAGCCGCCGAGCTGCTTGAGCTTGTCGACGATCCCGTCCACGAACGCACGAAACTCGGGACTCACACCGTAAAGCTTCTTGAGCCCGATCACTAGCAAGACCACCGCGCCGATGACCGCCGCGACCGGACCCGACACACCGAGCAGTGCGGTAGACAGGAACCCGAAGCCCTTGGCCAGACCGGACACCGGCTTCGCCGCTAGTGACGCGGCTCGCGCTAGCTTGGAGGTGTTTGCGGCCGCGGCGGGCGGCACGACGTAGTTGGGCTTGACGGTCGAGGTCGCCGCCGTAGGCGGCACCGCGGCCGCGACGGGCTTGGCCGCGGACTGCGCGATCGGCGCCGCCTTAGCCGCGGCGCCCGCGGCGGGTGACCCCGCGGTCTTGACTCGGCCGAGCGCAAACGCGGTCTTGTCCGCCTGCTCCTCGACCAGCTTGAGAGTCGCGATCTTCTCGCGGTCGGTTCCCATCTGCCGCTCGAAGGCGGCCTTGGCCTGATCGCTCGCGCGGGCGGCGCCCTCCAGACCGCTCTCGGCGGCCTCTCCCGCACCTCGGATGAGTCCCATCCTCTTTGCGAACTTGCCGATCGCTCCCTCGCCCTCGCGGAGCTTCTTGATGAACTTGATCGGACCGCCGAGTAGGATCTGGAACGCCTTGACGACGATCGAGCGCATGAACGAGATCGTGCGGATCATGGTCAGAACGGCACCGACGATGACAAAGATCTTGCGGGTAGTACCCTCTCCAAACAGCCCGTCGATGGCGCCGGTGACGACCCTGACGGCGCCGAACAGTAGGTCAAAGCCTGCGTTGAGGGTGTTGAAGAAGACCCTGATGCCCTGGCTGTCACCGAAGGCGAGAAGCAGGACCGACAGGTTGTTGATGAACTCAGCAAGACCGTCGCCTGAGTCGGTCAGGTTGTCACCGAGCTGGGTAAAGTTCTTGACCGCTGGCTCAATCGAGTCAAAGAACTTCTTGATGCCCGGGTTGTCACCGAGCGACAGGAAGCCTCCCGCGACTAGGACGAGCGCGTCACTGATCGAGCGGACGTTATCCGCGACGTCCGCAAAGTACTTACGAAGGTCGGCCTGGTTCTCCGGCTCCTGTAGGAACTTGCGCAGCCTGATCAGTGACTTATCAAACGAGACCAGCAGCCCTTCACCGGTCTTGTCGGCAATGCCACCGAGGTCGGTGAGCACGCCGAAGAGGTTCTTGATGATGTCACCAAGCAGCGCCGCCCGATCACCAGCGCGGTTGAAGAAGTCGGTGAGGCCGTTCATCTCGCGCTTGGTGTCGGTCGCCTTGTCCGCGAGGTCGATCAGGTGGCGGATGAACTCCGCGAATCGTTGCGTGATCGGCTGGACCGCCACGAGCAGCCGAAGCATCACCCTCGAAAGCTGCTGCGCGGAGTTGCTGCCGTCCGAGTTGCGGCGGGTGAACACCGAGAGAATCTCGTTACTGCCGTCGAGGACGCGCTTAAAGTTGTCGCCTTCGGTGACGCCCTTCGAGAACCCGACCGCGAGCTCACCGAGGGTGCCGCCGGTCACCCGTAGCGCGTTCTCGAGGTCGGGCAGCGCGCCGTCGATGAGGTTCTGGATCGCGACCTGCAGCTGCGGAAACAGCCGCTCTCCCGCTGCAGCACGAAGCTCCTTGAAGCGGTCCTTGATCGAGATCAGGTAGCGGACGAAGTCCTGGGCCGCAGGACTGAGCTTGCTTAGGGCCTCCGCGTACGCGTCCGCGGACTTGGCCGCGGCGGGAATCGCAGGACTTGCGGCCGCGGTGTTGACCCGCTGCTGCGCTCGCGCGAGAGCCTGTCGCGCGTCCGCGATCGCGCGCGAGGAGTCCAGCTCCTGCTTTGCGGCCGCCTCGCGTGCGTCAGCGAGAGCCTTCTCCTTCTGGGCGAGCGCTTCCTTCGCGTCGCTGATCGCGTTCTGCGCGTCGACGACCTCACTCGATCCCTCGATACCGGCCTTGGTCGCGCGCTTCTGCTCCTTCGCGAGGTCGGAGTTGCGGTCCTTAGCCTCGCGGTAGGCAAGCTCGGCCTCCTTGTAGGAGAGCTCGGCCTCGCGGCGTGTACGGTCGTCGGGCGGCAGGTTCTTGACGGCCTGAAGCTTCGCGTAGGCGTCCTCCAGCGTAAGGGCAGCGCGCTCCTCGCCAAGCGCCGCGTCCTCGGCCGAGAACGCGAGCTGCTGCAGCGTCTCGGCGGCCTCCTTGCGAGCCGCGTTCAGCTGCTTTTGGACGTTGAGCACGTCCATCTGCGCCGCCGCGACCTCGCGCTCAGCGTCTCGGACCCGATCAGCCGCCTGGGCCTGTGCGTAGGCCGCGTCCTGAAGGGCCCGCTGCAGGGCCTTGCGCGCGTCGGCGGCAGCGTATGACGCGGCCGCGGAGGCCTGTGAGGCGCCGGTACCCGACGCGGTGGCCGCGGTGTTAGCTACCTGCGCCTTGGTGCCAGCCTTGAGGGCCTCACCGACACTGCCGAAGGCGAGCTTGATCGTGCCCAAAGCCTGGCCCGCGGCCGCGAGCGCGCCTGGCAACACCGCGATCGAGCCGGCCGCGACGCCAGCAGCACTGACGATCGCGTACAGGCCGGACACGACCGCGGACAAGCTAGACACGAGAACCGCGATGCCGGTACCCGCGATGTTCGCGCCTGCGAAGACGGCCGTAAACGCGGCCGACGCAGCTGGAGCGACCTTTGCGAATTCACTGTTCAGCGCGCTGTTGAACGCGCGTCCGAACGCACTTCCGCCGCCGTTGCCCGCTCGATTGCCTCCGCCGCGGGCCTCGGTCTCGAGACCGCCGATAGAGCTGCGCAGGCCGTCGCGCGCGGAGTCGCCAAAGTCGGTTCCGAGCTTTCGGCCGGCGGATCCGATGTTGACGCCGGAGACCGACTTCTCGAACTCCTCGCCGAACTGCGAGCCGGCCTCTCGACCGCTTGCGGTCGCGTTGTCGATGCTGCGTTCGAAGCCCCGGTCGGCGCCTTGCGAGATCTTGTCGCCGAGACCGTCGCTGAAGCTCTTACCGAAGTCCTCGCCGGCCTGCCGACCGGCCTTCTGAACGGCAGGCCGAGCGTCGGCAAAGGCGCGCTCGATGTCGGATCGGACGCGGTTGGTGATCGCGCGTACGACGACCTCGGCTGATCCCACCAAGGCCATGCGCGCTCACCTCCTAGTTCATCGGTGGGTCAAGGAGGAGCGGCAGGTCCTCGGGGTTCGTTGGCTCGATGTACCCCTTGGATTCTACGCGAGTATCCGAGAGGTCTGGGATCGAGTCGAGATCCTCGTCGTGGTCGAGACCGTAGGTCGTTCCGCCTCTGCCCGGAGTCGTGGTACTGGCAAACTTGTACTTGCGGTCGTAGATGCTCTCGTAGAGCTGCTTACGGACCGCGTCCTTGACCTCGATGTCGTGCTCGGTCTTCGGTGTGATGTCGTCCTCATACAGGACATGCACCACGTCAAACATGTCCGCGGCGTCCATGCTCGCGAGATCTACGCCTCGTATGAGCCCGCATCCGTTGACGTAGTTCCAGCACTCGACTGCCCAGTACCCGAGGGCACGGGCGCCTGCGTAGGGCGGTCGGTGTACTGCTCCACCAGCCATCCTGCGATGTCACCGATGAGGCTCATCTCGATGATGATGTCCGGCGACTTGAGGTAGTCGACGAAGCGGATATACTCGCTCGGATCCATCGCGTCCTCGAAGAACCCGTACAGCGCGCCGGCCGCGGCTCCTCCCGACTCCGAGTCGGCCTTGCTGACGAACTCGAGCAGCACCGCGCCCTGAAGCGCTGGCTTGCACGTGAACACCTGGTCGTTGAGCTCGAACTCGATGGGGTCGAACTCGGTGATCGCACGACCACCACGAAACGCCTTCTTGCGAACCACGGTCTCTCCTACTGTGTCGTTGCTGACTGTCTCAGCGTACCGCTCTCCGAAGTGGAACGGTCAGGTACTTTCTACCACGGGTTCCGGGGTTGACCACCTTGCGAGCGTACACGACTCGGCCGCCTGACTTGAACCGCAGGACCCTACCGGTCTCGGGCACGATCACGTGCGGAGGCGTTCCCTCGTGGTGCATGTACGCGTACGGGACGGTGGCTCCGACCTCGAGGTAGAGCCCGCGCGAGTCGCGTCGAGTGTGCTTGTACAAACTGCGCTTGAGACGTCCGGTGTCGGTTCCCGCGATCGCACGAGCACCTGTGAGGATCACGTCGCCGATCCGACCGAGGTGACGGCCGACCATCCCCGGCGGGGAGTTCAGTTCGAAGTCGAGTACGGTGTCGTAGATCCGCAGGTTCGGGCCGTCGTACATGCTCACGGAATCGCCATCGTCAAGGTCATGTTCACGGCCTGGTAGCCGCCCTGCGGGGGCGTGGCGTCGACCGTCGCGATGACACCAAGACCCGGACCGGCGTAGGGATCCCACCGCTCGAGCTGCGCGGCGGAGTCGAGTAGCAGGTACATGTCGTGCGCGAGCGGACGAGAGCCCTCCTGGATCTGCTCAGCGGTGGGCGCTCGAGTGCCTCGAGCCGAGACGGTGGGGATGCAACGAAGCACCTGTACGTTGATGTTTGCCGAGCGCGGTCCGTCACATCGCTGTGGCGCACCGGCCTCGTCGCCGGGAGGTCCAACGTAGATCTGATTGACGAAGAGCGTCAGCTGCTCGCAGTCCGCGACAGTCTCACCGAGCGTCCAGTAGCGACGCTCCGGGAGGTCGACACCAGCCTGATCGTAGACGTTGACGACGGCCTCGAGCACCGCGTCCATCATCCGCGCCAGTGACTCGACCTCGGGGTAGTCTTCGTCAAACGGGTTGGTGGTCACTTGCTCTTGGCGGCCTTCGCGTCGTCGATCATCTTCTGCAGCGGCTCGACCACGGTCTTGCGCGGCGAGTCGTCCTTGCGCTCCGCGGCGAGGGCCTTGCGGGCGCGGGTGACGTCGTCACCGACCCAGTCGAGGACCTCCTCGGCGGTGCCCTCGGGGACGGTGTTTGCGTCGGAGGGCTTCTTCTCGGGCTCCGTGGCCTTCTTGGCGGGCTCGGGCTTGGGCTGCTTGGCGTCGCCGCGGCCCATGTCGACGGCGCGGAAGTTCCTCATGGCCATGGTCATACTCCTACAGTGGATTCGGGTCGGACGCTTGCGGTCAGTACGTGGGCGAGACTACCAGCACCCTCGGCGTAGATGTTCATCGTAGCGACATCTGAGATCGGCAACGCGTCGGCGGCGGACAGCTCTACCTGGATCGTACCCAGCGTGAGATCCACCGTGACCTGGTCGTCGGGCACGTCGAGAACGGTCGCACCGTGTGACCCGATGATCTGCACGATAGGCCTCCAGGCCTCCTCGGCGAAGAACGGTGCACCGTTGATCTCGTCGAGTCTGCGGATCCACACCGTCGAGCCGGTGCCCTCAAGAACCATGTCATTCGGGCCTAGAGGCTGTCTGACGCCGGTGCCTGTCCGGCGCGAGACGCGGGGTATGTCAGGCGAGAAGACCCTGGCCCGACGTACGGCCTTGTACGGGTTAGTTGTCCTCAGAAACAGGTCGATCGAGTACAGTCCGGTGCGCAGGTCGTTGAGGTAACTTTGATCGTCCAGGATCGTGTACGAGACACCTTGACGTGAGACCGAGCTGACCCGGTCAGGCAAGCGACAGTCTCCCTGCTCGGGGTCCCAATCCTTGATGAACTCGACCGCAAGCTCCGCGGCAGCGCGGCGGCCCAGTGTTGGAGGTCGAGTTCCGTAGGTGTATGTGACCGTCAGTCCGCACGTGTCTAGGCAGCCCGATCCCGGCGCCTGGAGGGTCGTTCGGTTGACGACCGTGTAAGTATCCGCCGGAAGCTCGGTCGTGCCTCTGGACACACTGTGGACCTCCTGGACAGGGGTCCCGCGTAGTCGCAGACGAGGATGCTGACCGGCCACGGCGCCCGAGCAGCCGCACGCGGGCACCGAGTCGACGCCGACCCGCGCGTCTGGCGTGAACAGCGCGTAGGACCCCGCTCGGCCGCTAGACCGAGCGGGGCAGTCGTAGGTCTCGGTGACGGTGACCGAACCGGTGTACTTACGACCCGAGAGGCCCCACAAGATAAGACTCGCGCTTGCGCACGCCTCAAAGCCGAACGAGGACGACGCGTACTCGCTGGGAAGCTCCTCAGGAGTGATCCACAGGTTTTGCACGGTGACCTCCTCGCGTGGCTAGAAGATGAAAGCGACGCGCTTCGAGATATCCGACCGGGGCAGGTTAGATGGTCGGGGTATCGAGCGCGCCGCCTTCGATCAGGGAGTCGTGTCGGGCTGGTCCTTGCTCGACTTGAGGATCCGGTCGGTGGACTTGGTCGAGTCGTAGTTCGACGTGCCGGGAACGTTGATGCCGGCCGAGGGGTCGGTGATCTTGTTCGTCGGGGTCGCGGTCGGCGGGTCACCGGCGGTCCACTTGTAGAACCCGTTCAGTCCGGTCGGCGCCCAGCTCACGCGAGCGTAGGCGTAGGGGCGGTCGGTGACGGCCGGCCACTCCCACGCCTGGTCGATCCCCGTGCCGAAGTTGCTGTTACCGAGACCGAAGCCCTCGAAGGTGTTCGCGAGCAGCCCGTTCTCGATCACACGGTCACCCGACTGGCGGACCTTCACGAAGGGGAAGATCCACTTGAAGTACGGGTTCGAGCTCGCACGCTTGCCGTTGACGACCGCGTAGCTCCAGACCTCGACGCAGACACCGTTACCGGACGGGTCCTCGCCGACCTGGGCCGCGGCCCAGCCGACACTGCGGACGGTGTCGTCGTCCGCGGGAGTGGACTGCCGGGTAAGCAGGATGCCACCGGAGACGAGGTTGGTGAACTCCGGATCGGGGTCACAGATCGCGACCTCCATCGTCACGCGCTTGAGCGTGTCGGGAGCCTTGAAGGTCACGCAGACGGTACCGTCGGCGCGCTTCTCCGTGATCTCGTCGCCCTCCTCGTACTCCGGCGTGAAGCTTACCCGGATGAACGAGTTGGTCGTGTAGCTGTCGAACGCGCCGGTGAGCGGCACGCCGTCGGCGTCCAGCCGGGTGACGCGGATCGCGACGCCCTGGACGGACGCGGCCGGGTTCTGAGTGGCCATGTTACTGCTCCTCTACAGGGTGGTGTACGCGGTCGGTCGTTGCGGCGGTTTTGATCACAGTCTCACGTCTACCTTGACCGCGAAGTGGCAGCAGCCGTCCCAGTACGCGAGCGCGGGTCGCTCGGCCACGTAGGTCATCTCGTTGGTGCGTGGGTTGGTCGCCTGTCCCTCGGTGACGGTGATGAGCTCCTTGTCACCGAGGTGCACGAAGGTCGGCCCCACCGCGTAGACCCAGTGGACGAACTTGTCAGTGTTCTCGGCGTCGCCGGGTCCGCGGCCGTCGTAGCCCGTACCGGAGACGACCTTGTTGCCGTTGACGGTCTGCAGCGCGCCGTCCTCGACGTCAAGTTGCTGGTTGCCGAGCATCGACGCGACCAGCGGGGTCGTGTGGATCGTGCCGACCATGCCGACACCACACTTGGCGAGCGCGTGTTCGAGAAGCGCGATCCCAAGCATCGGTGCTACCGCGGTGTTGCCGTTGACCTTCTCCGCCGCGCTGCTGGCGAGGAAGTGTCCCGAGGTGGGACTGATACCCGTGTTGTAGGTACCGTTCCACAGCTCGGTCTCGACGGCCTTCTGGGTGACCAGCTCAAGCTGCCGGATCACCCGGGCCTTGCGGTCCTGCACCGACCAGCCGGGAGTCAGGCACGTGTCCGTGGCCAGGATCCCGAACGGGTACACGTCGAAGTAGCGCTGTGCGTCCGGACTGTTAAAGATCTCGACGTCGCTCATGCTGCCGCAGACGTCGATGAGCTTTGCGTCGAACGCACAGGCCTCGGTCTCGACGGAAGCACCGGCGACCCAGTGGTTGTCGGTGCCTCCGTGGGTGATGACCTTGCTCGCACTGAACAGACCGAAGGGGTTAGCCGTCACCTTCGTCGCGGGGATGATCCCACTGAACGGCATCGCCTAACTCCCTTCGGTCTGTTCTCGTGCTGTGCGTGAGGTGCCTAGACTCACATGGTCTCGACCAGCGCGGCGGCCGCACCGGTCGGACGGTACTGAGCGGAGACCCAGTAGGAGTCGCAGCCCATGTTGGCGAGACCCTCGAAGGTCTCCACGAACTGCTTGTACTGGTTGGTCGCGACCAGCCCGGAGTCCCGGATGACGCCGAGGTCCAGCGTCCCGCCGTCGAGGTACAGCCAGGTGCCCTCGGCGAAGAGCGCGAACTCGATGGTGTCCGGGAAGACGAAGCCCTTGGCGGTGCCGGCACCGGCGCCGTCGAGGTCCTCGAACGAGGGACCGACACCGTCGAGGTGCCAGGTCACGTTGACTCCGCGCGAGCGGAACCAGGTGTTGATCTGGGTCTCGGCCACGGCGAGCGTGTTCTCGATCCCGTCACCCGGCATCTGCAGGGCCAGGTCGGCCCGCAGCATGTCCATGACCCACTGACCGATGATCATGCGGAGCGGCTGGACCGAGTTCATGCGGTGCTTGAACCGGTACTGGGCGACCGCGCGACCGAGCAGGTTGAAGATCTCGCGGGCCGCGCCGACGACCTGGGCCTGCGCCTGGACGGCGGTGGAGCCGGCCTCGAGCTGAGCGAGCAGGTGGTTCTCGGCCACGCGAGCGTGGGCGACGAGAGCCAGGTCGTTGTGGCGCTTGATCAGCTCCGGGAAGGTCCGGGTGGTCAGGTTGTTGAAGGTCAGGCAGAGCGTGACGGCCTCAACGAAGGCGGTCAGCTCGTCGGTGCACTGGACCTCCAGGCAGGGCTTCTGGTTCGCCGGCGTGGTCGCGGTGACCCCGTCGGGACCGTAGGTCGCCCAGTTCTGGCCCCTGGCGTCTCCGCGCCAGAAGCCCGTGGCGGCCGCGGTGTCCTCGAGCTGGGGAGCCGAGAAGTACCGGATGCCACCGCGGTCGGCGGAGAACCGGGCCAGCGAGTCGCGGATCGGGCGGTCGGTGACGCCGATGTCGCAGTGCATCTCGTAGTTGGTCTCGAGAGGCAGGCAGATCCCCGCGGCGGCGGTGATCGCGGCCGGAGCCGTGATCTTCTGGATCTTGTCCGTGTTGGACTGCGGGTCGTTCGCCTCCAGGACCCGGTCCTCCGGGTGCTCGAAGGCGAAGCTGGCGACGATGTGCTGCTCGCCGTCACCTCCGTGGACGTGCCGCAGCGAGTGGAGGCGCTTCTGGAAGGCCTCCGCGACAGCGTTGCTGTCCTGCAGCTTGGTGCCGGCGCTCATGCCGGGGATGTCCGCGCCGGCCGTGATGCTCATGAGAGCGGCGGCGGGCTTGGGGGTGATGCGACGGTCAGCCGGGGCCTCGATCTGGGGCGAGTCTCCGGCGGTGCCTGCAGTGGCGGTCACGTTGGCCTCCGGGATGGTGTCGGTCGAAGCCGAGGCGGACGCCTCGGCGGGGTTCTGCTCACTCGCACCATCGGCCTCGGCCGTGCTGGCCTCCGCTTCGGGCGTCTTCTCCTGAGCCGTGTCGGTCTCCTCGGTGGAGGCGGCCTCGGTCTCGGGCTTGGTGTCCGTCTCGGGAGTCGCGGTCTCGGCCGACGCCTCCGTCTCGGGCTTGGCCTCGGCGGCTGCCTCGGCGGTCTTGTCCGTCTCGGCTGCGGCCTCCGCGGCCGGCTCGCTCTCGACGGCGGCCTCAGCGGCCTTGTCCGTGTCGTCGGAGAAGTTGGGCTTCTTGGCCTTCTCCTCCGGCGTCGGAGGCACAGGAACCTCGGCCGGAATGGCGGAGTCGCCCTTGGTGTCGGCGGGCTCGTCCTCGGGAGCCGGATCGACCAGCCCCTCGGGGTCCGAGTTCGCGTCCTCGGCGACGTCCTTCTCGCCGTGTACCTTGGTCGCAGCCTCCGAGGCCTTGACCTTCAGGGCCTCCATGGCCTCGACGCGGCGGGTCTTCTCGGTGCGGACGGCCTCGACAGCGTTGGCGAGCTGCTCGAGCTTGTCGACGCTCTGGGGCGTGAGGTCCTGGCCGTGCGTCGCCTCGAACTCGGTCAGGACCGAGCTCTCCAGCTCCGAGAGCTGGTCGTCGGCGAGCTCCTGAAGCTGCGAGAGCTGCTCGGTAATGCTGTCCACGGATTCCTCCTCGGGTCATGTCAAGACAGACAGAGTTGTCTGTCTGAACCTGTGAACGGGCCTGAGGAGGGACTCCGGTCTTAGAAGCCGGGAGGCACTCCGTGCTGAAGCAAAGTATACAGCACTCCTGAGACTACGTGAGGAGACGCAGCAGCTTGTTGAACTCAGAGCTCAGGTCGTCCGATGACATGGTGCGCCCGCCTGACATATAACTCTTCAGGTTTGAGAGCGCGTCGCCGGCGTTGTCGCCAAGCTTGGTCTGCACCCGCTCGACCATTCCGTCGATGAGGTCACGGGTAGACTTGGGTAGGTCGGAGTAGCGTACCTTCGCGTTCTGATCGCCCTGCGGCAGCGGTAGGTAGGCAAGCACCTTGCCCAGCTCGCGTGACCCGTCTCGGACGTTTCGGATCGTGTGGTCGTCCAGGATGCCGCTCTTGATACGGTCGCACATCTTGATCACGCCCTGTGCCGCGGCACGGGTCTTGTCCTGATCGCCGGTGTCGGCCAGCTTCTCGGTCTTCTTGATCTGCTCGACGATCCCCTGAAGCTCGGTGTCGCCGAGGTCATAGCGCAACCGAGCGAGAATGCGTCGAAAGCGTCCGTTGGAGGTGCGCGGCTGGGTCTTAGGGTTGTAGGCCTGCCGACCGCGCACGAACTGCTCACGGGCTCGGTCGATCCGACCCTGCGCCTCGGCTGACAGCGCTGCGACCAGGGCCTCGCCAGGATCGTCGCAGTACTCTGGAGGGATCCCAGGCACCTTGTACGTGGACCTCATCAGACCTCCCGCACGCGGCGAACCGCCTCGGCAGCGCGGCGCTCCTGCGCCGCCGCGGTCAGGGTCTCCCGGGAGTCGCGGGCGGACAACGCCATGTCGTTCAGGCTGTTCTCGGTCCAGTCCTTCGGGACCATCGACTCCTTGCCGAGCGCGCGGGCGCGGCGCACGACGTGGCGGCGGACCTTGGCCTTCTTGGACTCCTCGGCGCGGCCGTAGGCGTGCACCGCACGTCGCAGGTCCGCGGTGTTCTCGATCGGGAACGATCCGTCGGGCAACGCGTGCTTCTCCTTCGCAAGCTGCTCACGCTTGGCCGGAGAGAAGTCCTTGAACTCGGTCATGTAGCCGTCGATGTCCAGCACCTTGAACACCCGGGCCTGCGCGGCGGCCGCGAGGTTCTCGCGCTCGGTCGCCTCGGCGCGCCGCTGGTCGAGCGCGAGGGTGAGCTTCGCGCGTGCCGCAAGGGCACGCTCCTCGGTCTGCCGACGCTCGAAGGCCTCGATCCGGTCCATCCGCGCCTGCAGCTCGGTGACCGGATCGGACTTCATGCGAGCGAGCGTGGACGCGCCGGCTGCCACGAGCGCCATCACCGCGCCGGAGGCCACCTGAGCGCGGGTGATGGGGAAGCCGGGAACGTTGACCTGACAGACAGCGACCATCTCGAGCCGATTGCTGATCACACGCCAGTCGCCGGACGGCGCCGAGGCGCGGAGTGCTCGGATCTGCTCAGGCGTGGTGCCCGGACGAAGGGAGCCCGCGACCCAGATGCCGAAGGAGTCCTCGCCGGCGTGGACGTCCGCGACCGCCGAGCCGGTGTCGTCGTAGTGCTGCACGGCCTTGGCGGCGGTCGCCGTGATGTCCGCGTGGCCACCGGCCAAGGTGAGCTGACCGACGGTCTTGTCGCTACCGTCGTCGGTACGCACGACGCCGGAGTGGAAGTACGCGTAGTCACTCTGGCTTCTCGGCGCACGGGTGCCGCCGGGAAGACCGATGTGATCAACCTCCCAGCTGGCGATGTGGCCGAACACGCGGCCTGAGTCGTCGGTGGTAAGCGGGGTCGGGCCCGCGAGACGCGGGTTGTCGAACCACTCGGCGGGCGGCACTACCGGAATGTTCATCGAGATACTCCCTGCGGCTACAACGGCCTCGGCGTCTGCCTCGACCGGGTCCGACACGTACGTGCCGTCGTTGATCGGAACGAGCTCGCCCTGCTGCTGCAGCTCGATGGTGCACTCCTGGAACGCGGGCTTGCTGACCAGGGTCGCGCCCATGAGACGGCCCTTGGTGATCTTGAGCTTGGTCGGGCCCTCCTCGCCGTCGTCACCGGTGAGTGTGACCTCATCGGCCTCGAACCGGTCGAGATCAGCCGACACCCAGCGAAGCATCCGTGACTCGACGAGACGCTGCGCCTCCTGTCCCCACGGTCCGGTGTCAAACACTCCGACCGCGTTCCCAAGACCTCCGGGGATGCGCTCGACCCGGTCGATCCGACCAACAAGGTAGGACCCGTCGTGACCGTCGCCGGTCTTCTCCTGCCACATCAGCGGCAGCGGCAGGCTCCGCATCGACAGCGAGCCGACGTCGAAGGTGCGCCCGTCGCCGGACTCGATGCCCTCCGGGATGAGCAGCGGGATCCGGAACGCCTTGCCTCCGCCGTCGGTGGGAATCTCAGAAGCCTCGCTGTGACCCGGCTCCTCGAGACCGTAGACCCGCGCGCGTAGCGCCTTGGCCCGGGCCGCGTCCGCACTCGCGGTCAGGACGTCTGAGAACATGCGGATGTCGGACAGGGTCGAGTGCTCACGAGTGTAGGGGATCGAACCGTAGAGCTGCTTGTGGCGACGGTCTCCGGTCCACATGCCGGTCGCCTCCTTGTGTCGCAGCGCGCAGTAGCCCTTCGAGCGGACACCGAGGTACTTCGACAGCAGCCGAACGCAGCGCTTCCAGTCTCCGCCGGTGTTCCAGCGGATCTTGGCGGCGCCGGGCCCATAGAGCCAGTAGCGTCGCAGCTTCTCCGCGCCGCCGCGGTTACGGTCCGCACCGCCCGCGGACACCAGCGCCGCGAGCTGGCCGTTCGGTCCCCACAGCAGGACCGACGTGGACTCACCGGAGGCCGCAACAGCGGCAGGCTTGCCGTCGGACGGCGCAGGAGTCGGAGCGTCGGGCTTTGCGGGAGCAGCACCCTCACCGCCCTCGCCTTCGGGTGCCGAGGCGTCGACCTGCTTGAGCACGTCGGTGTACATCGCGTCGTCGAGCTGCACGATCGGGGGAGGTGTTGGCGACTTGATGTCGCGCAACATCGCCGCGTCCTCGACCCACGCGCCGCCGACACGGCGGTACGTGGTCGTGGTGCCGTCTCCGGTGGTGGCGGGAATCATCGCGACGAGATCGGTCACGGCCTGAGGATCGTCTCGATCGACCACCGCAAGGTACAGCGGCTTGATGTCGCTGGTCTCGGGCGTCAGCTTCTCGACGGGCGCGGGATCGTCCGCGGCGAGTGCGTTCTCGGAGACCTTGTCCTTGGGCTTGGGCTCGGGACTGTTCTCGTCGACGTACCGCTGGACGTCACGCTTCAGGCCCTGCCGCTCACGACGTTCCTCCTCCGTGAGAGGCTTGGACTCGCGCCATCCGGTACCGCCCTTGAACCGACCGGAGAACCGCTGGCGCTCGCGCTTGATGAGCTCCTCGTAGTCGGTGACCACCGCCTTGAGACGCGCGGCGTTCATCGGCGGAAGCAGGTGCTTGAGCATCGCCTTCGGCGTCGTTCGCGTCGCGCGGGGCTGGCCGAGGATCGCGTCCAGGTTCAGCGGCGGCGTCTTGGACTTAGACGGATCGATCGGCTCACCCTGCAGAGCCGAGGGCTTGCCACCGATCTCGAACTCGGCGGGAGGTACCGCGTAGGTGTTGCCGTCCTCCGCGTCGATGATGACCGTGTTGTCCTGCGGGTTGATCGCCTTGACGGTACCCGAGATCCCCGACGACTTGATGATGCCCGCATCACCGACCTGAGCAAACTTGCCGTTCGCGTCGCGCAGCTGCTTGCTCGCGTTGTCGCTGCGCTCCTCCTCGGTGTAGCCGTCCTTGACGCCAGCCGCGAGGACCCGGTCGAGCATCTCAAAGTCCAGGTAGCTGACTCCGTCTCGGACGAGATCAGCCTCGGTCTCGTCGACGGTGAAGACGTCGACCGGCGCGCCGGGCTCGTCAAGCAGACTGCTGGCAAGAAACACCGCTGAGTCGTCGTCAAGCTCGATCATTCCGGAGGGCGTTTGACGCAGTGGCGACCAGTCTCCGTTGAACCAGGCTTCCCACGTACCGGCACGCGTGGGTCGGACCAGGTCGGTGAACAGCCCGTCGGCGTTGCGCACGCCGAGCAGCGACCGCTCGTCGTCGTCACCCTCGTACAGAGAGACCAGGTTCGAGTAGCCGGCTGCCGCAACGAGGCCGTTGCGAGCTACCGTTGAGCTTGCCCAGCGAGCTCCTGCGTCACCGCCGTGGGCAAGCCACGCGGCGCTTCCGCGCTCGTGCTCGGCCGAGACGAAGTACCGATGCAGTGCACGGACCGTGGTCGAGTCGACCTGGGTCGCGGACGGCGACGAGACCACCGCACGGGCGAGCGCCGCGGCGGGCCGCGTCCGCGCTAGGGCCGCACGGGACGCCGAGGTTGCGGCCTCACGGGCGCGCCGGGGGATCGTGTAGAGGCGCTCGGTGTTGGCCGCGCTCGCGAGGATCACGTCGGGCTCCACGGCATCGAGAGAGGCCGCCTCGGCCTGCGCTACCTCGCGCCAGCCGGGAACCTTGTCGGGCCGCGTTCCGGCGGTCCAGAACCCGCTCATCTGCGTCTCGTCCAGAGGAACGGCGGACGCGGTCAGCGCGCGGGTGTTGACCAGAACCCCGCGCCCGTCTACGTCGAACAGCGCGCGGGTGCCGTCGACACCCAGAAACGTTGCGGTCATCAGTCCTCCTGAGAAGATTGTACCGCCCAGTGGACGTACTCGTCTTCGTCACCCTCGCGCGGCTCTCCGTCCGCGGCTCGGATCAACCAGCCGTTCGGGCCCTCCGGGTCGATCGGCCCGAGCACGAGCTGCACGTAGTTCAGCATGGCCTCGGGGGTGAAGGAGTCCTCGTCCTCCGCGAAGCCGGGGTAGTCCTGGGAGATCTGGTCGAACGCGTCGCTCGCCGCGACGGCACGGCCGGAGTTCGGAACGACGACGGTCTCGGGGTCCTTGTACGGCTCGTCAAGCACCTTCTGCGCGGTCTTGACCGCCTTAGCGGAGCTGTTGAAGTCGTCGTAGGCGTGGTCGATCACGACGCCCGATCCGAGACGCGAGGTCGCGAGGTCGAGCCACCCGGCCTCGTCCTCGGGAGGTGTCTCAAGGGTCTCGGCGAGACGCTCGGTGCGGGTCTCGTCGAACCACGGCGCGACGGCCTTGGGCCAGACGTAGGTGACGTCGTCACCGTCGACCACAACGGCGAAGAGTGCCCGCTCGTCAGCGTCTCGAACGTAAGTCATGAGGGTCATCGACGGACCCTCCTTCCGGGAGTCGGCGGGAAGTCGTCGAGGTTGCCGAGCATCTCCTCGATGCGCTGAGATAGGCGCTCCTTCAGGTACGGCAGTCGGTACTCCGCGGCGTTGTTGGCCTCACGGTAGTCCTCCAGGATCGCACGCATCAGGTTCTGGTAGCCAGCGGTTCCGAGTCGGCGCTCGAGCTCGACGATGTGTGAGCGGAACTCGGACTGCATGTATCCGTTCCACCAGGTCGACGGGGAGGGAAGACCGCGCGCGTCCTCGACACCGACCTGGGCGAGGCCGTGGTCGATCGGGAAGATGATCGAGTTGCCGTCTACGTCGTAGCCGACCATCCAGTTGCCCTGGTGCCGGTCGGCGTTGGCGATCAGCGCGTCGAGCAGGGCCATCCGCAGCCCGTCCTCGGGGTTGCCGAGGTCCTTGAGCGCCTCGCGACCGTTGACCGCTGCCGCGACGTTGACACCGTCCTGCAGCGGAATATTGTCTCCGGCGAGCTGGACGATGAACGCGTTGCTGTCGACGTTGTTCGCACCGTAGGCGTTCGCACCCTCCCAGCCGGCCTCTCGGAGGAAGGTGTTGACGTCGACCTCCGTGTCTCGGCCCTGAGCGTGGCCAAGCCGCGCGTCGCCTTCGGTCTTGACGATGAAGCCCTGCCCCGAGGGCTTGTGAACGGCGCGGTAGGTGGGGTTGATACCGCCGCCGCTCAGCCGCGAGAACTTCCAGTCGGGGTACCTAGCCGCGGCGCCGTTGAGACCCATGACCGCGCTGACAACGTCGTCGAACGGGATGTTCTGCAGCTCGCGGCCCGCGGGTGAGAGCTCGCGGGTCGGAGCGTTCGCGTCGGCCTCGCTGCGGCGGAGGGCGGTGTGCAGACGGAAGAGGTAGTCCCGCTTCTCGTCGGGCAGTCCCTTCTCGTCCCAGGCTCGGGACGCCCACTCGGCAAGCCGACGCTTCGGGCCCGGAGCGATGGAGTTGATGCTGCCGCCGGAGCGTAGGACGTTCTGAATCTCGTCCAGGTCGGTTGCCGACATGCCGGGGATCTGGTCCATCGAGCGCATGATGTTGCCCTCGAGCTGCTGGTCGATCTGCGGGACGGTGAACCGTCCCTCGGCGACGTCGCGGCCCGCGGCCTGATTCCGCTCAAAGTTGTCGTATCGAACGTTGTTGAGCGACACCGGGTCGAGGGTCTTGATGCCCGACCAGCTCGAGCCGTACATGGCCTGGATGCCGGGCCACGAGCCGGACTTCGCGCCGGGAGTCCAGCCGACGAGCGCGAACTCGAGAGGCGCGGGGACCGCGGCGGCCGAACCGCTTGCCTCGGCGCGGTCGATCCGAGTCCGCAGATCTCGCATCTGGGCCTCGATCGCGGGCGTGCGGGCCTCACCGCGGATCTTGCGGTCAAGCGCAGCCAGCATGTGACGCGCGTTGAAGGCCTTGCTTGGCGCGTCTCCGTCCCAGTCAAACCCGTTCATCGCCCACAGGCCGCCGCCCTTATCCAGACCGGCGGACACCGTGACG